GCGCGGAGCCGCGATGGCTGGCGCGCGAGGCGCTGCGCCGCTTCTACCACGCGCAGATGTCCTTCTACGACCAGCCGATCGAGCGCGAGCTCGGGCGCCGGCCGGGCGAGGACCGGATCGTCGCGGTCGAGAACGTGCCGCCGTACAACGTCACGGTCCTGCGCCTGACCGACGAGGCCCGCGAGCTCGGCGACAAGCTCGTGCACGCGTGGTTCGAGCGGCTGCTTGCCGCCGAGCTTCACAACTACTACGGGCACTACGTCGAGGCCGACGTCGACCTCGAGCTGCCCGACTACGAACACCACGCGCCCGTCACCGTCGAGGTCGACGGGCAGCTGATGACCATCGATTGAGGAGCGAAGCGTGAAGATCCATCTCGAATCCACATCCAAAATCGTCACCTTCAACGGCATCGAGTGCCGTATCTGGGAGGGCAAGACCGAGGCCGGCGTTCCGATGCATGCGTACATCGCGCGCGTCGCCATCGACAACAACGCCGACGCGTCGCAGTTCGAAGCCGAGCTCCGCGAGGCCAAGCCGCCGACCGCGGATGTCGCGGCGATCCCGTTCCGCATGCTGATCGATTGAGGAGGACCAGTGTTGATAACCAGCCTGGAAGTCACCGACTACAAGCGCGTGCGCAAGGTCGCGATCGCGCCAGAAGCCGACCGTCACCTGATCCTGATCGGCGGGAAGAACCGCGCGGGCAAGAGCTCGACGCTCGATGCGCTCACCGCTGCGTTCGGCGGAGCGAAGGCGATCGCCGCCGATCCGGTGCGGCACGGCGCCGAGGAGGCGGCGATCTTCATCGAGCTCGACGGCGGCAAGCTGACGATCGACAGGACGATCACCGCGGACGGCAAGACACAGCTCGAGGTGCGCGACGCCGAGGGCGCGGTGCGGCGGCCGCAGGAGGTCCTCGACAAGCTCGTCGGGGCCCGCTTCCTCGACCCGCTCTCGTTCCTGCGCCTGGCCCCGAAGGACCAGCGCGCGCAGCTCATGAAGCTGATCAAGGACGCCGACCGGATCGAGGAGCTCAACGCCAAGCGCGTGCGCGCGTTCGACCGACGCACCGAGATCGGCCGCGAGCTCAACAAGGCCCGCGGCGAGCTCGAGCGCCTGGTCGAGGTCCCTGTCGGCACCCTGGTCGACGTCGCCGCGCTGACCGCGGAGCTCCGCGCGTTCGGCGATCAGCAACGCGCAGGCGACGGCCTCGGCAACGTGCTCGAGCTCGCCGAACGGGCTGCCGTCGTGGCCAACGATCGGCTCGGCGGCGTGCTCACGCAGATCGAGGACCTCAAGCGCGCGCTGGCCGCGCTCGAGGCACGGGTTCCGGAGCTCGAGGCCGAGCTCGCACGCAAGCGCGCTGCGGCCACGGCCGCGAAGTCCGACGTCGATGCCGTGGTCGCCGCCTGGCAGGCCGCGGCGCCGCGCCGACAGCAGCTCGACGCCGAGCTCGCCGGGGCGAACGAGCACAACCAGGCCGTGGTCGAGGCGCGCGCGCAGAACAAGCGCCGCACCGAGGCCGCCGCCGCGGTGGCGAAGCTCGACGCAGACTACGAGTCGTGCAGCACGGCGATCACGACGATCGACCAGCGCAAGGCCGAGATCCTTGGAGCCGCCAAGCTGCCGGTCGAGGGCCTCGAGATCGCGGACGATGGCATCCGGCTCGCCGGCGTGCCGTTCGCGCAGGCCGCCGCGAGCGAGCAGTGGCGCGTCGCGCTGGCGTTGGCGATCGCTGGCTCGCCCGGCCTGAACGATGTGTGGATCCGCGACGGCGCGGTGCTCGACGACGAGGCGCTCGAGCTCGTCGCGAAGCTCGCCGCGGCCGCCGGGAAACATGTGTGGGTCGAGCGGGTCGGCACGAAGGACGCCGGCGCGATCGTGATCCAGGACGGGCAGGTGGCGCCGTGACGATCTCGGTCACCGTCGACATCGAGCTCGCGGCGATCAGCGCGAGCCCGTTCAACCACCGCAAGAAGTTCACGGGCATCGACGAGCTCGCCGTGTCGATCAAGGAGCACGGGCTGATCTCGCCGATCACCGTCCGGCCCCATCCCAAGGCCGCCGGCCGCGCCGGCATGTACGAGCTCGTGGTGGGCGAGCGACGTTGGCGCGCCGCGAAGAAGGCTGGCCTTCCCGTGATCGCCGCGATCGTCCGCGAGCTGACCGACAAGCAGGTCCTCGAGATCCAGCTGATCGAGAACGTCCAGCGCGTCGACGTCCATCCGCTAGAGGAGGCGGACGGCTACGAGGAGCTGTTGGAGAAGCACGGCTACGACGTCGATGGGATCGCGGCGAAGACCGGCAAGTCGACGTCCTACATCTACGCGCGGCTCAAGCTCGGTGCGCTCGCGCCGTACCCGCGCAAGTGCTTTCTGGAGGACCGGCTGTCCGCCTCGATCGCGCTACTGGTCGCGCGCGTGCCGGATGTGAAGCTGCAAGAGAAGGCGACCCGCGAGATCCTCGGCGAGCCAGACGCGATCCAGGCCGAGGAGTTCGATGGCGTGGACGTCGACGACCCGGTGTCGACCGAGCGCCGAGGCTTTCGTGTCGAGGACGACGAGCGCGGCGACAGCACGGTGGAGTCAGTGCCGATGTCGGTCCGCGAGGCGCAGATCCACCTGCGCCGCCGCTACATGCTGCGGCTCGAGCTCGCGACGTTCGAGCTCGCCGATGCGCATCTGGTGCCCAAGGCCGGCGCCTGCTCGACCTGCAGCTACCGCACGGGCAACCAGCGCGAGCTGTTCGCCGAGGTCACCAACGCAGACGTGTGCACGAACCCGCCGTGCTTCGAGGCCAAGACGAAGGCGGCTTTCGAGGAGAAGTCCGCGGCCGCCAAGGCGCAAGGGTTGAAGGTGATCGAGAAGTCGAAGACCGAGCGCATGTTCTCGCCGGTCGATGGCCGCACGGTCTCGGGCAGCTCGCCGTACGTCGACCCCAAGGATCACGTCCCGCACGACCTCGTGCCGATCGGCACGAAGCCGCCGACATGGGAGAAGCTGCTCGGCAAGAAGCTCGAGCCGCCCAAGGTCCTCGTGCAGGACCAGACCGGCGCTGCGCGCGAGCTGCTCGACAAGAACGCAGCGGTCAAGCTCCTGCGCGAGGCCGGGAAGATAGACAAGCCGGTGAAGCCCTCGAGCTCGAGCTCGGGCTCGAGCTCGGGTAGCGAGCAGTGGAAGAAGCGTGACGACGCCGAGCGCAAGAAGCGCGAGATCCGCGAGCGCGCTCTCGAGCAGCTGACGCGCCAGGTGTTCCACGAGCTCGCCGGCACGGTCGACGAGAAGAAGGAGCTCGCGCATTGGAAGTGGATCGTCAGGGTGCTCGTTGCGCGAGACGTCACCGACCTGGCGCGGGATCTACTCGGGGTGGACCAGGCCGACGCCGTGGTCTCCAGGGTCGACTCGTCGCGCGCGGCCCGCCGGGTCCTGTTCGGCTGCCTGTTCGCTGAGCTCGCCGACGCAGCGTGGCGCGAGCCCGAGAAGGACGGCGAGCTGCTCGCCGGCGTGAAGCTGCTCGGCCTGGACTACGACAAGGCGGTCGAGGAAGCCAAGGCCGCTGCGAAGCTCGCCGAGAAGGCGCAGCAGAAGGTCGACGAGAGCAAGGCGGTGAAGAAGGGCGGCAAGAAGCGATGACGCGCAAGCCGTTTCCGTTGCAGTGGCCCGAGGGGTGGAGTCGCACCAAGCCTTGGGGACGGAGCCGCTCGAAGTTCGAGCCGCACTTCGTCACCGATCGCGACGACGTGCTGCACTGGCTTGCCAAGCGTGGCAGCCACGTCGTCATCACCTCGGAGCTTCCGCTGCGCAACGACGGGCTGCCCTACTACGCGAGCGTCGGCGATCCAGGCATCGCTGTGTGGTGGGTGGAGCGCGGCCAGGAGCGCGTGCTCGCCTGCGATCGCTGGTCTCGCGCTGACGAGAACATGCGCGCCATCTCGAAGACGCTCGAGGCGCTGCGCGGCCTGACTCGGTGGGGCGCGCACGAGATGGTGGAGCGCGCGTACGCCGGCTTCGCGGCGCTGCCCGGCGCCGGCGAGACAGCCACGGGATCGGGACCGCCAGAGCCGCCAAGGAAGCTGGGCTGGCGCGAGCTGTTCGGCGTTCAGGCGCTCTTCGAAACGCTGATCGGGTCGAGCACCGATGACCTCCTGGCCGTAGTCAAGGCGCGCCACCGCAAGCTGATCGCGGAGGCACACCCCGACGCCGGCGGCGACGTCGCCCGCGCGGCCGAGCTGAATGCCGCGCTCGACGAGGCCGAGAAGGAGCTCGGCGCGCCATGACGGCATGGACGGACCAGCGCGATCGCGCGATCGCGGAGCACTCCAAGCCGTTCGCGCGAGCAGCGCTGCTCGACTTCCGCGCGGCCAAGAAGCGACAGCTCGATCTCGTGCGCGGCGAACAGCGGACGAAGCGCCAGGCGATGGACTCGCTGCGCACGAAGTACGAGAAGCTGCGCGCCGAGTACCTGCGCATCCAGGGCACGACCTACCAGGCCTGGCTCGAGCACGGACCCACGCAGGAATGGGAGGAGTGCCTCGGCGCGGCCGCGGATGATGCCGTGTGGGATCGCCTGGTGGAGCGCGGCCTCGTGGAGCTGCGATGAAGCGGATCGTAGAGCTCACCGTCGACACGCTCAGGGCCGAGCACCTGGCCGACCTGCGGCTGCTGCATGCGAACCCGCGGTTCCCGCTCCAACCGCAACGGCGCAAGGTGTTCGTCCGGCTCGGGCTGATCCGGCCAGCCGAGCCCCCGCGCGCGCCCCGCGAGGGCCGAGGCAACCCGCCGAGGCGAGCGCACGTGCTGACGTTGCTCGGCGAGCAGCAGATCGAGGCCGCACCTGAGCCGAAGGTCGACCCTCTGCGCCGCGTGCCGCACACCGGATACCTCAGCGAGCGAGCTCAGGCTCGAGGTGGCCGGTGAGCGACCACAAGGAGCAATGCAGTCGGCCCCCGGGACTCGGCTATTGCGAGCGATGCCCGCAGTGCGACGCGTGCCCGCTCGAGCGCTGCGGATGCCAGCCGCCAGTCTCGACCGCGTTCGGCCACGAGGGCTCCTGCGAGAGCTGCGGGCGGCCGATCCGCGACGGCACACCGATCCGTCGATGGGGTGATGACGTCGTCACCCACGTCGCCTGTCCGACGAGAGCGCAGGCATGAAGCGCGATGAGCTGGCTCGCCGGCGAGCTCGGGCCCGGCGGCTCGCGGCGAAGCGGCCGCCGATCGCGGTCGACGTCACGTATGCGCCCTGCCCAGCGGCGCGCGAGCGCTTGCTCGAGCTGCTGCTTGAACTGCTGGACGCGCGCCGCAACTCCGGAGGAGGCTGGAAGCGATGACGAACGCGGATTCACTTCGCACGTTTGGCACGATCGCGTTCGGACACGAATTCATGCAACAGACGATCAGCAAGCCGACGGATGCAGCGGGCAGGGTCGATGCCGACGCCTGGTTCGACGTCGTGCCGGACGTGTACAAGGCAGACGCCTTGAAGGTGGCGAACTCGGTGTTGGAGTCGCATCTCGGAGAGAAGCTCACGAACGACAATCTGCATTCTATCGTCAATCACCTTCATACCGAGCTGTTGCGACGCCTCGAGCCGCGATGAGTCTACGCGCCGGCATCTACGCACGCGTGTCGTCCGACGCCCAGCGCGAACGGCACACGATCGAGAACCAGCTGCGGGTGCTGCCCGCGTTCGTCGCGGCTCAGGGCTGGACGCTGGTCGGTACGTTCGTCGACGACGGCCGATCCGCGAAGACGGGCAAGCTGGATGCGCGCGAGGACTTCGCGCGGCTCGAGGCCACCGTCCGTCGCGGCGAGCTCGACGTCCTGGCAGTGGTCGACGTCGACCGCCTCACGCGCACCGAGGACATGCGCGAGCGCGCCGCGATCCTCGGCATCTTCCAGGCCGCGGGCGTCTCGATCGCCACGCCGACCGGCGGCGCGCTCGACCTGCGGACGATGATGGGCGAGCTCTACGTCACGCTGCAGGCGATCTTCGCGGCCGAGGAGAACCGCAAGCGCGCCGAGCGCGTGAAGGCCGGCAAGCTGCGCGCGATCGCGGAGGGCCGCAAGCCGGCGGGCCCCACGCCATACGGACTCGCGTATTCGCGCGCCGCCGGCGCCTGGTCGCTGCACGCCGCGGCCGCCGCGATCGTCCGCGAGATCTACGCGCGCGTGATCGCCGGCGAGAGCTGCCTGGCGATCGCCGAGGACCTCGATGGCCGCGGCGTGCCCGCGCCGCGCGGCGTGTGGACCCGGCACGCGGTGTGGCGGATCGTCCGCTCACGCCACCCGGCCGGATCATGGTCGGCCGATCACGTTCGCCGGCTTGACGTCGCGGTGCCCGCGATCGTGGACGAGTCGACTTGGCAGGCCGCACAGGCAGCGCTGCTTGAGCACGGCAAGCGCGGGCTGCGGCGCACGCGGCACGTCTACCTCCTCGAGGGCCTGGCGATCTGCGGCGCGTGCGGATCGCCGATCGCGATCAGGTCCGCCACGCCGGCGCGCCATGGCCGCATCAACCCGGCGGCGTACGTGTGCCGCGCGCGCAAGCTGCACCGCCGCGGCGAGCCGCGGTGCGCAGCACCGGTCGTGCAGGTCGCGGAGCTCGACGCGCGAGTGTGGTCGGCGATCGCGGCGGAGCTCGACAGCCCGGAGCTCGCCGCCGAGCTCGGTCGGCGCGCCGCTGCTCGGGCGGCCGATCGGCGCGACTGGCAGGCCGATGCCGCGGGCTACCGCGCGCACCTCGCCCGGCTGGCGCGAGTCGAGGCCGCGATCCTGGGCCGGTTCCGGCGCGGCGCGATCAGCGATGCCGCGCTCGACCAGGAGCTGGCCGCGATCGGCCGTGAACGATCGGCGGTGGCCGAGCAGCTGGCGACAGCCGAGCGCGCGGCCGCAAGCGACAGCGGGCCACAGGACGCGCCCGGCGTCACGCTCGCCGCGCTGCGCGAGCTCGCCGCTAACGAGGCGCCAGAGGCACGCCAGCGCGTTGTGAGGGCGATCGTCGCGCCGGGCTCCGCGGTGCTGTTGGACCGGCGGATCAGCCTGACGATGACGGTAGAGGCAGCGTCTCGCGCCTCCGCCGGCGCCGATGTACTCGCGGTCGGCCCTGGTTGCAGCTCGCACCACGAGACACCCATGCAGATTCGGGTGGTTGCGTGAGCCGTCTGGACGTCAGCGCTGACATCCCACCGTGCGGCCGTCGTCCCCCGCGATGGGGTGCGCGCCGCCGGTGCAGTAGATCCGGCTGTGGATGATGCCGTCGGGCTGCACGCTTCGGTCGGGCGATCGCCGCCAGGTTCCATCCCACTCCGGATCGCCGAGCGGCGCAGGCCAGCATTCGAAGCGGCCGTCCCGGCGGATCCCGGTGCGCAGGTCGTAGCCCGCCGGGCAACGTGCGCGCGCGGGGTGGCAGACCGAGGCGATCGCCAGCGCGGCGATCGAGAGCAGGATCGCCACGCCAGGCTTCAGGCCACGTCTCGCCAGCGCTCGAACCGCTGCTCGCGCATCGCGGCCATCGTCCGCGGACCCACGACGCCATCGATGTCGCCGATGTCCGCGCCGCGCGCCTTCAGGATGCGCTGACGCCGGCGCGCCGTCTGGAGGTCCTCGCCGGCGTCGTAGTCCCAGCCCTCGAAGCCGAGCGCGGCGAGCCGGCGCCAGATCTCGTCGCCCGGATCGCCGCGGCCGCGGCGCTCGGTGTTGTCGCGGTGCCCGAACACGCCCACGCAGTTCGGCCCGCCGCTCTGCTGCCGGGTCGAGCCGGACCCCATCTCCATCCGGCGCAGCGGAGCGTTGCGGTAGGGGCCGCGTGGCATCTGCTCGGGGATCCCCAAGTGCTTGCAGAGCCAGGCGATCAGCGAAGCGGTCGCGGTGAGCGTGGCGTCGTAGATGCCGCCGTCGCCGAGCTGGTACATCTCGATGCCGATCGACCACGGGTTGCTGGCCTCGGCGTGGTAGGCCTCGACGCGCGCCAGGTCGCACAGGCACACCACCGTGCCGTCGAGGTCGACCACCAGCTGCGCGGCCGAATGCGCCGGATCGCTGCGCCAGAAGTCGGCGACGACCTCGGCGCGCCCGGGCGGACCGGCGCCGGGTACGACGCGCTGTGGCCAGATGCCCTTGGTCGAGTGCACGATGACCTGTCGGATCCACTCGGTCGAGCGCGCGCGGTAGTCGCCCGGCTCGAGCTCGGCCCAGTGCGGACCGTTGCCGGGCATGCCGGCCGGCGGGATGATCGTCAGGCCGTCGACCTGGTGGAGCTCGCCGCTGATGAGGAGGCCGAACGTCATTTCTGCGCCGGCGTGATGTCGACGTAGTACTCGCCGTCGATCTCGAGTTGCTCGACCGCGGCGAGGTTGACAGTGTTGAGCTCGAAGCTTCCGGACGGCGACGCCGACCAGAACTTCGAGTTCTCGTGGTTGGGGTCGCTGTTGCCGGACACCGGATGCAGCTTCACCGAGGCCATCGCGATCGGCTCGTAGATGTAGTTTCCGTGCTCGTCCTTCAGTGGAGAGCCGTTGGGGCCGCGCTTCGCACCCGACTGGTTGAAGCGCGTGATCGACTGGACCTTGAACTTGCAGCGAATTGACATGTCATTCTCGTTGGTGGTGGTGGTGGTGGTGGTGGTGTTCATCAGCACGTCCCGCATGCGGTCCATCCGGTCGTGTCCGCGGTCGCCGCGCCACCCACAACGCGCGCGAGGTCCGCGGTCAGCACGCGGATGGTCTCGCGGCGGAGTGCAAGTCGCCGGCGCATCACAGCACCGTCCCGCCGGCGAGCTTGACCGGCGCCCAGCCGAGCTCGCCTCGCGCGCCGGCGAACGCGGCGCGGAGCTGCACGCCATCGACCTCGACGCCGGCTGCGGCCGGCGCGCCGGGCTGCTTCGGAACGGGCGTCGCGAGCGCTGCCACCGCGGCCGCGAAACCGCACCGGAGCAAGTCGCTCTTGAGCGGCGCCGCGTCCGCCTTGAGCTGGGCTGTGTCGGCATGGCCGTCTCCGCTGATCGCAGCCATCACGGCGACCTTGCTGAGCGCGGTGGCGTCGGCGAGGAGCTGCGCGTCGATGTGCGGCGATTCGCAGTCGATGAAGGCGCTCACGCCAGCAGTCGTGCGGGCGCGCCAGCTCGAGCACGCGGGCTGCATCGCAACGCCGCCGGCGAGGAGCAGGACCGCGAGCGTGGCCGCGGTGGGCGTTCCCCGGCTTGCTGTCGCGGTGACCGTTGGCGGCGGCACGCTGACCGTCGAGTGCGTCGTCAGCGAGATCGCGGCGAACAGCGACGTCACGATCCCCGCGGCGGGCGCGCCGGCGAACTTCCAGTCCACCACCGCGCCGAGCACCATCGCGGCGCCGGTCAACATGGATAGCGTCTTGCCCTGCGCGATCCAGTGCTGCGAGTCGTTCGCCGAGAGGAAGCGCCGGAACAGCGCGTAGGCGATCAGCAGACCGCCGAGCAGCGGGCCCTGGTGGACCACGATATCCCAGCCAGAATCGGCGGCGGTAGTCGCGATGATGACGGGCACGCCAGGCTCGACGCTCGCAGCGTGCGCCTCTGCGATCGCCTGACATGCAGTGGTCAGGAGCACGGCGAGGGCAGCGCCGCCGAGGAAAATGAGCGCAGCGGTTCGAATTTTGGTCAGTCGGTTCAGGAGTCTGGTCAGCACGTTCACGGTCCTTTTGTTGTGGGTAATGGAGGGGCCGCCGGCGCGAAGGCCGGGTAGGGCGCGCGCTCCGGGTAGATGTAGGTCTCGAGCTTGTTGATGCGCTGCAGCGCGAACTCGAGGTCCTTGCGAGCTGAGGTCTCGGAGGCACTGCGGTTCCAGATCGCGAGCAGCGCGACGCCGATCGCGGTCACCAGGCCCCCCGCCATCCACGCAGCAATCCGTCGGATCGCCCGGTAGTTCTGCACCATTCCCTTGAATTCGTCGGGCTGGACGTCGATCAGTGCGAAGAACGCGTCGTTGTGCCCCTGTGACTCCGTGCGCTGCTTGCGCTTCAGGGTCGTAAGGTCCTCTGCGATGCGGAACGCGAGTTCGTACGGGTCAGGGCTCTCTCGACGGAGTCGCCGGATCTTCTCGTCGGCGTCGGCGGGTAGCGGCCGCTCGAGCAGCATCGCCATCGGCGCGGTGACGTCGCCGACCTCTTCGCCCTGCCGCTCGTCGTGCTGCGGCACCGGCTCGACGCCCAAGGGATAGCTCTTCGAGCGCTTCCGACGCTCACGCGCGCTCTCGATGTCGCGGTCGCGTGTCATCGGTGCGACGATCTCCTCGACCACCGGGACGCCCGGCGGGTAGGTCCGATAGTGCCGGCGCCGCTCGCTGTCGGTCGGGGCGCGTGGCCGTCGGACCCGACGCTCCTGCGTCGTTTCGTCATCATCGTCCACCACATCGCTCCGGGCGGGCAAACTCCGCTGCCCCGAGCCCGCCTGGCGGCCGCATCATTCGCTCGTCGTCGACCACCTGACCCCTGGGATCACGTGGCTATCGGGCTGTCAAGCAGGGGTATCGCACCGTCGAGTAACCACGTGCTGCGTTGTGCTGCACTTGAGAAACCGCCATCGGGTGCGCATATTGGCGCCATGCGAGCTTACTGGCTGGTGTTGGTGCTGATGACCGGATGCGCTCTATACGAAGGAAGCGACCCCGCGCCGCCGGCGCCCGATGCTTCGGTCGATCCGAGCGTCGAGCGTTGCGCGTCAGCTGTGCAGACCTACGCCTCTGCCACGTGCGACACGCAGGCCGCGTCGGCCTGCCAGTACGCCCAGACAGTGCTCGCCGGGTGCACCAGCGACACGCGGTGCAAGGCCGATGCGCTGAGGCTGTGTCACGTCATGTACTCGGACTCTCCGGACTGCAGGAACGCGCTGCCCAAGCAGTGCGATCTCTAGATCTCACGGGTCGTCAAAATCGACCTCGAGGAAGCCGACGATGACGTTGGCGGTTCCGGTGTTGTACTCGACGGCAACCTCGTACTGCTGACCGCTCACGGTGACCACGTTGATCGCGGTCGACGTGATGGTTTGAATCGAGCCATTCCCAGCGCTCGCCGTTCCGAGGTTAGTCAGCGTCGTCCCGCCTCCGCCTGCGAATGTCGTCGCATTGGCGGTTCGCAGCCCAACCTGGACCTTCGTCGGTCCCGTCGCGCTGTCCTGAATGATCGCCCTGGTCGTCAAGATCCGCTTGCCGATTGGTAGCCCGATGATCGTTGCAAACGCGTGCACGTTCGTCGAGGTCATCGTGAGGATCGCCGTGGGCGCCGATGCCGCCGCACCTGGGATGACGAGCGGGACGCTCATCGTCTGCGTGCCGTGCTTGTATCGCCCGGTCCCGCTCACAGCGAAGCTCTGATTCGCCGGCAGCGTGATGCCGGTCCAGATGCTCTGAGCCTGCCCGGTCAGCAGGTCGTAGATCGCCACGAGCGAGTTCCACTCGCCATTGAGGTCCGCGCTGAATACCTGCACTCCGGGGCCAGAGATCCTCGGGACGCAGAACGGCAGGCCGTACTCGACGGTGGTTGTCCCGGTCAGTGATCCGGTGAGGTCAAAGATCCCGGTTCCAGCAAGCGCATGCGCGTTCGTGTCCGAGACCTTGATGGTGTTCGCGTCGACCCTGATCGCGAAGTAATCGGTCACCGCGGCGAGCGATGGAGTCGAGGCCGGCAGCGCGCCGCCCACGTTGCGCAGCCGGAAGCGATCGCCGGTGGTCAGGCCATGCGCCGCTGCGGTGAGCGTGTTGGCCGTCGTGTCGATTGCGGTGATCGTGATTGCTGGCATCGTGTCTCCGTCAGACGGTGAGGTTGTCCCAGACGTGGTCGAACTTCAGCGAGAGCACGTCGCGCCCGGGCCGATGAACATCGAGGCCGATCAGCATGACCTCGCGACGGCTGGTGTCGATCGTGACGTCGAATGCGGACACCACCTGGTCGTCGATCAGCCACTGCACGGCCTCGCGGACGTACTGCTCGGCCTGGCGCGCGGTCTCGCTCGTGATCACGGAGCGGTCGAGCAACCACAGGCGCGATCCGATCAGGTCACCCTCGACGGTCGCGAACTGGTCCGCCCACCAGCCGCGCCGATCGTTCGGATCTCCGCTCGGCGGCACGTCGTCCGGCTGGGCGCGCCGGTCGAGGAACAGCGACAGCAGCACGGCCGTCTCGAGCCCGCGGTCCGACGCCAGATCGGAATCGATCATCGAAAGGTCGGCGGAACCGCGCGTGTTGCTCCACGTGAGCGCCAGGTCGGCGAGTTCGATGGCGCTGGAGGTCGCGTTGCTCAATCAGGCCCCCAGCAGGTCCCGGTCGCAGAGGCTGAAGGGATCGTCGCACGCCATGCCAGTGCTCTGGATGACGTAGCCGGCTGTGTGCTCGGGCCCCATCGAGTCGAGAAGCTGCTGAGCGCTGGCAACGAACTCGCCCGGGTTTCCGGGGTCGCCGATAACGAAAAACCTGAACACCTCGCGTTCGTCTCCGAGGCTCACCGCGAGGGCGTGCGAGCGCTCGATCACCGTGACGTCGCCTGGATCCGCCCCCAGGAGCGGCGCGAGCGCGGTTCGGATGTCCACCGGCCGGAACCGCTGGCGCCGAACCAGCGCGCCGACCACGTTCGCCTGGCGCTCGGCCGTCGTGCTCGCGGCGACGAGCTCGAGGTCGGTCTCGTACTCGGGCAGCGTCTCGACCGCGGTGCGCGGGTCCGCTTCGTTCCGCAGGTCGATCGTCCGCTGATCGAGCCGCGCGAGCTCGTCCGACGAACCGAGCATCAGCGAGTGCACTAACGAGGTGAGCGACGCCAGCGGCCACAGCCGGCCGGGCGGCAGCAGGGCCTCTAGCATCCTCGCGTAGGCGTCGGCGGCTAGACCCACGTGATCGTTCCGATGGTTGGCAACTGACCGAGCGCGGGCACGACGTTCGCGGACGGCACGGTCAACGTGAAGTCGGTGACGCCGGCGGCGACGCCGATCGCCGTGTTGATCTGCGAGAGCAGCACCGTGCCGGCCACGGCGCCATCACCCGGCTGCGCGACGCGCGCGAACAGGTCGACCAGCTCGGCGGCGACCGCGGTCCGCGTGTCGGTGGTGTCCGGGACGATGTGGATCGCGAACGCCACCGCCAACGACGTCGGCGCGACCGCCGTGACAGCCGCCGTGATCGGCCGCATCGCGTCGATCGCCGCCTGGACGTTGGCGACCTCGCCCGAGTCGGGGAAGATCGAGCCGCTGTCGCCGTCCCGCACGAACCTCACGACGACCGTGCCGAGCCCAAGCTCGAGCCCGAACACCCACGCTCGCGTGACGCCGGCGACGCTCAGCGCCGCGGCGATATAGTCGGGGCCGCGCCCTCCGGCCGGCGGCTCCTGCAGGCGCAGCAGCAGCCGTGCACGAACACGCTCGGTGCCCGCGTCGCCGTCATCGCCGTCATCGCCGAGCGTGAGCCCGCCGGTGGCCACGACGGCCGCGGAGTTCACCCCGTTCGGCGGCGTCTCGAAGGTGAGCGCGGTGGTGGCAGGGACGTTGCCCGCGGCGCCGGCGAGCACGGCCGCGACCGGCAGAGTGGCTGTCCCCGAGGCGATCGTCTGCCCTGTGGTCACGCGGTAGCTCGTCACCGAGTCGAGGCGCAGGATCGTTCCTGTCGCGATCGGGCTGCCGTTCGTGCCGGTGGCGGTCACGTTGCCGACAGCGAACGTCGCCGCGTTCGGCGTGATCCCGTACATGCTGGAGATCCGCAGCAGCTGCTCGCGCTCAGCCGTTGCGGCGAACAGCTGCTTGGCGTCGAAATCGAGCTTGCCGTACAGCTCGTGCACGCCGCCGGCCCACACCGCCGACAGCACGTCGACCATCGCCCTGCGCAGCAACGGCCCGACGATCGACAGCCGCCCGCGCAGGTCGCCGCCGATCCGGGTGATCAGGTCGGAGAGCGACGGGCGCGCGAAAGGCACCCCATCCCATGGATCACGCGGTCGCGCGGGCTGTCAAGGCGGCGCCCTACTGGGCCTTGAGCACGGTCGTGCCAGCCGGCGCGCCGACCGGCGACACGACAGCAGCCGCGGTGCCCGTTTGCGCGCTCGCCGACCCCGTGGTCGCGACCGTGTGCGTGTGGTTGTTGTAGGCCGCCCGGAGCGCCTCGTAGTCGGCCAGCGTCGGGAGCTTCGAGGCCGCACCGCTGTCGGACCGGACCTCAACCGTGCCGTCCGGCAGCAGGAGCACGAGCGTGCCGACGTGGTTGTGGAGCGCTACCTGACCCGGGGCGCCGCCGGTCGGGCGATAGCGCCGGTCGGCGACCACCAACACCAGCGGGTGCGCTCGATTGCCGGCCGGGAACAACGCAACGCCCTCGGCACCAGGCAGCGGCACGCTCGTGAAGCCGTAGGGCTGGAAGTGCTCGGCGTCGGGCACGGTCTCGGGCACGCCGACCTGCACCAGCTGCATCTTCTTGCTGTCATCGACCAGCAGCACCAGGGCGCGCGCGGCGACGTCGGCGAGCTGGCGCCGCACCGGCCGAAGGACGTGCTCGAGCTGCGTGAGCATGGCGCGGGTCATCGTCATGGTGCTGGCTTTCCGGCCTTGGGCTCGATGAAGTCGCCGCGCTTGTCGAGCACGAGCCACGGCTGGCCCTGCCCGACGCCGCGCGACTGCGGCTCCGGTGTGAACGCGTCGGGGCGCACGAGGCTGAGCTGCGTGACCTGACCGCCCTCGCTGATCGAGTACTCGACCTGCGAGATCAGCTGCTCGCCGTCGACGCCGATCATTCGCGGCGCCTTGAGGTTGCACAGCGCGTTGAGCGGCCACAGCGAGCCGTCGGGCTGCGTCCAGCCCTGGACCGTCACCGTCGCGGTTGCCGACTTCGCCGCGCGGATGCGAGCTTCCCAGTCGGCGCGCCGCTTGGCCTCGGCCGTCGTCATCGCCTTGTCCGGCCGCACGATGAGGATCCGGCTCGAGCGGCGCACCGCCTCATCGGAGGCCTCGGCCTGGATCTGCGCGGCCTCCCCGCTGGCCTCGTCGGTCCCCGGCACCTGCGTCGACACCAGGTAGCGCCTGAAGCGGTTCGTGGCGTCGTACTTGATCGACGCGCGCTTGATGTTGACGCCCTCGGTCAGGTCAGCCGCGCGCGCCGTCCCGGTCCGGGTGATCAGGATGCCGCCCACCGCGTCGCTCACCACGAGCACGGTCGCCGACCCGGCCGCGCGCCGCACCGCCTCGAATCCGGTTTCGCCGACGTGCGCCACCAGCCGCGGATCGACCGGCAGCACGAGCCCTGGCTGGACGCTCACCCGGATCCCGTGCGGCTCGGCGACCTGCCGGGTGAAGTCCGCGACGTTCAGGTTGTAGAACGTCCACTTCGCGGCCTTGACCGCGCTCGCCTTGACCAGCAGGGAGTTCTCGACGATGGCGCCCGCGCGATCCTTGCCCGCGAACGTCAGCCCGCGGGTCGTCGCGTCAGCCTCGATCTCGCGCGAGTCGACGAATCCGTCGATCACCGTCTTGCCGCCGATCGTCACGCGGCACGGGTCCTCTTCCATGATTGGCCACGGCTCGGCGTCGTCACTCCACCGGTCGCTGACCTCGAGCGCGAACGAGCCAGCCAGGCTCTCGAGCGAGAGGGTCACGCGGATCGATTTGAAGCCGCGGTAGCTGCGGCCGTTGACGATCAGATCGACGTTGGGCTCAGCCATTGCTCAGCACCTTCAGCTCGCCAGTGATGAACCCCGGGTGTCGGATCCGATTGCGCGCGACCACGTCGGGCTCCTGGTCGACCGAACCGTAGAGCTGGTAGGCGAGCAGCAGCGACGGCACGGCGACCGGACGCGTGACCGTGACGATTCGGGCGAACTGCTGGCCGCCCGGCACCGCGAGCAGCACCTTCGAGCGCAGGTCCACGAGCGCGGGGTACGCGGTGTCGCCGGCGCCGGCAGCTTGCTCCTCGAGCAGGCCGGCCACTTGGTCGCGCGCCGCGGTGGCATCGTCGATCGACGCGTACGGCACCACCGGTGCGAGCCGCGCGGCCTCGATCGCCATCACCCGCCGCAGCGCGCCGGTGATCGCCAGCTGGTTGGCGAGCTCGCGCGCCCTGGTCGCCGTCGTAGCCGCGGCCAGCGCGCCCAGCGTGTCGCTGTACGACGTGACCAGCGCGGTGTACAGGGCGCCGGGGGCCGAGCTCGCGGTGTTCGCGAGGCTGGCGATCGCGGTCAGAAACTGCGTGATCACCGTGCCCGGCTCGCGGACCAGCGCGGCCGCCGATGCCGAGAGGATCGTCAGCTGGCTGTTGAGCCCGGCGAGCTCCTGGGTGTCGGCGATCACCGGCCCGAGCCGAGCCGTGAGCGACGCGGCCGCGACGGTCACCGCGGTCTGCGCCGATGCGAGCGCGAACGACGGCAGGCCGACCGGGTTGTAGGCCTGCGCGAACTCGGCCTGCACCGCGACCTGGGCGGCATCGGCGGCCGCGCCAACCTGGGTAGTCGGATCGACCGCGATCGTCGGCGTCGGCGCCTGCTGAGGCGTCTCGCAGAACTCGATCGCGAAGATCGCCATCCCGCCGTCGGCCTTGGTCTCGCGCACCGACGTCGTCTCGCCGATCGCCTTCCGCTCGCCGTAGTACGGGTGGACGAGCTTGCCAGGGCCTGCAGCCTCCAAGGCATCGAGCAGCGCGTCCCGCTGCACGAGGTAGTCGTCGCCGATCACGTAGCCGTCGACGCGAAACTTCCTCGCGCGCCGGCCGAGGTCCTCGACGAACGGATCATCGCGGAGCGGGAACTCGTGCACCGCAACGCGCCGTCCGGTCGACAGCTCGGAGGTCTCGACGAGGAAAGGGACGCCACGGAAGCTCGCGCCGATGAACTCCTTGCCGGCGAACTTCACCCTCCGGAGGTTCTGGCGCCAGGTGAACGTGTCCGTCATGGCGCGAACCCGAACGAGTAGCCCACCGTGTGGTCGATGTTCATGGTGTTGCTCGGCGCGGCGGTGACGCGCATGCCCTTCGGCGCGTTCTCGAACATCACCTTGAGCATCGCAGGGCCTGCTGGGTTGGTCTTCTCGCGCTCGGCGTCTGCCTGGCGTGTCGCCTCGATGTTGGCGGTCGCCTCGCGAGAGATCGCTGCGGCTCGCCCCTGCTCGATACGGAATCGGCGCGACTTCGGCAGCGCGCCCGATGCCATCAGCCGCGATTCGAGATCGGACGGCGCGTGCTCGTTGCCACCTGGTATTGCGCCCGATGCCATGGCCTTTTCCTCCGCATCGAACGACTTCGACGAGCGCGGTCCTCCAGCATCGTGCAGGTCCTTGACCAGCAGCGCGATCGCCGCCGCGCCTGCGAGCAAGATTCCGAATGGTGTAGCTGTCAATGCGATCCCCAGACTGGTGATTGCCGATATCAGCGGTCCGGTGATCACCGCCGACATGCCGATCGCCGCGACCTTCCAGCCTCCGATGCCGCGCACGAAATCGCCGACCCAGGTGATCGCGCTCTTGACCGAATCGACCACCTTGTCCACGGCATCGGGGATCCGCTTGCCGATGTCGTCGACCCACTTCGCGATGTCCTCGCGATGGGACCTGAACCACTCGGTGAGCTTGCCGACGACGATTTTCAGCGCTGGCGCGAGCCCGACGACGATCGCAGCCTCCACGCCTGTGGTCACCGCGTGCAGATCCTTCATCGACTCGCCGACCTCGGTGCCGGCCTTGACGGCCTCCTCCTGAGATCCGGCCAGCTCGACGTACGCATCCTGCTGCTTCTTGAGCTCCTTCGAGCCCTGTCGGAGCACGGGCGCAAGCGCCGCGTCTCCGACGGTCTTCTGCGCCAGCGCGGCGCGCACCGCGGGATCGGTGACCGCTTTCATCGCGTCGGCGAGGACGCGGAACGCCGCCTCGTTCGACTTTGTCGCCTTGAGCTGCTTCAGCAGAGCCGGACTGAACGTCGACAGGAACTTCTGCATGCGCCCGACGCCTACGCGCGCCTGCCCGAGGTTCTCCGTGAACGCCTGGAACCCTTGATCGAGCTGCTCCACCGACGCGCCCGTACGGGTCGCGGAATCGCGTGTCGCGGCGAGAAAGTCGACCGTCACACCGAGGCGATCGCTGGTCTTCCCGAGCTGCTCGAACTTCTCCGACAGTTCGAGCACGAGGTGGGTGACCTCGCCGATGATCGCGCCGGCCTCGAGCACCTTGAACATCGTCTCCTTGACCGCCTCGCCCACGCCCTTGAAGCCTTCGGCCACCGCGTTGAAGCCCGACTTCTCGCCGAACTCGCCGATCGCCTTGCCGAGCTCGCGCGTCGGCCTGGTCGCCGCGTCGAGCACCTTGTTGATGTTGTGGATTCCGGCCGTCGCCTTGTCGACGGTCCGGATCACGATGGAGAGCGCTGTCTGCTTGTCAGCCATGTCGTGCTCTCTCGTTCAGGCGTTCACATCGTGTGATCCAGAAATCGAGGTCGTCGGCGGTCATCTCCAGCAGCTCGGAAGGTGGCCATCCGAAGCGTTCCGCCAGCGCCCCGACTACGTCTTCCCAGTCGGCTGGATAGCCAAAAAAAAGGCGTTCACAGCGTCCATCACGGCCCCGAGGTCCTCGCCCTCGAGCTCGTCGATCATGCCGGGCATCTCGCCGCTGAGGATGCTGGCGAACAGGAGCGACTTGCCGACATCGCCCTGCGCGTCGTTGTAGCGGCGCATGTCCTTGCCCTTGAGCGGCCGGATGGTGATCTGATCGATCGTCCTGCTGCCGAACGTGATCGGCTTGCGGAGCGTGATCGTGACCGGCCCCTTCGACTCGGTAGGCGCAGCGGTTTCCGGCATCAGATCTCCTCCGCGTTCTCTGGATCGGCCTCGAACTTCGCCTCGATCTCGCCCTCCTCGGCGGTGACCTTGCCCTCCGCAGCGTAGTTCGCGTGGCCGAGCTTGATCGTCTTGCCGTTCTCGAGGTCCACGTTGATCGTCGAGTCGGTGAGCTTGGTGAGCGCGCGGAGATCGAAGCCCTGGCCGGCGTCGGTGATGGTGACCTCGATGTACGCCGGTATCCGCGTCACCTTGCTGCCGTGCCGGCGATCGACCCCCATCACGCTCTCGAGCTTGTCGCCGCCGAGGCTGTACGAAACGCCGCCCTTGGCGAGGAACACCACGCCGTCGATCTGCAGCTGCCGGACTCCTAATCGTCGTTGCGCCATGGCGATCTCCTAGAGGCGGAATTGGACCTGAGCAGCGGTGACGACCAGCTGGTTCATGAGGTTCGGGGGCAAGAGGAAGTCCAGCCTGTTCGGGTCCGATTGATTCCGGACCACGACGAGGTTGGCCTTGAACTCCTCGACGTTCTGCACGAGCCCGCGCGCCTCGTTATCGCGGAACCAGGTCAGCGCCTCGGAGCGACCGAGCGCGGGGGTCATCACCGGCTGCCCCGGGTCGAACCGCGTGCCGTCGTCGGCGAGCTTGTGCCTCGAGTACTTCGACATGTGCGCGTGGAAGTCGAAGCGCAGCAGCAGCAGGGTGAGGATCGTCGTGGCGTCGAGGTACGCCGTGTCCGGCTGGCCCGACGGGTTGGTCTGGTACGTGGTGATCAATCGGTCGATGACCACGACGCCGCCGTCCTGGTTGCGCGTCGTCGCGATCCCGCTGTGGAGCAGCGAGTCGCGCTCGAGCACGTCGTAGACATCGACCGGCGCGACAGGCAGCACGCCGTTGAGCAGCAGCGTTTGGAATGGTCGCGCCGGATCGATCGCGCCGGCCAGCGCGACCTGCGCCGCGACCGCTGCGGCGACCTGCATCGGCGGCGTGACACCGTTGTTCCCGGGCGCCGCCACGATCGTCGAGTACGGCGAGTTGCGCCCGGTGCCGAGCGTCTGCAGCGTGGCCAGCGCGGCCGCGGACGTCGCGGTGATCGCGAGGCCGTCGATCGCGCGCAGCGGACCCGAGCGCGAGAGCAGCTCGGTCTCGATCGCGGTCAGCGAGGTCGCGTCGGTGTACGGGTGCGTCCAGATCTGCCACCACTGAGCCGACGACGCCGCGATCAGGTTGGTGAGCGATGGGTTGCTCGTCCCGGCCACGACGCCGCCGAGCTGCGTGATGGTCAGCGCGACGCCAGTCGGAAGCACCTCGCCAGGGTTGTAGTTCGTGCGGGTGTCGTAGCTGTTGCCGACGAGGCCCTTGTGGCGGAACAGCATCGTGACGGTCGAGCCGGCCACCGTCGCGGTGATCGGCAGGTCTGGGTTGGCGTTGATCGCCGCCGCGGTGTTGGTCGCGAGCACGGTCGTCGCGTCTCCGGCGGTGACGCCCACGGGAACCCGCACGCCTCCGAAGTAGAACGCGATCGTTCCGTTGCCCTTCGTGGCATCGGCCGCGGCGGTGAACAGGATCGTGCCTGTCGCCGCTACGCCGGCGCCGTTGTCGGCGAGGACCCCCAGCCAGAGGTCGGTGGACTTGTTGTTCGCCAACCACGCGCCCGCCTGGTTGTGCAGCATCGATCCGCGCCCGCTGGCCGTGATCGCGGTGCCGATATCGGGGCAGCGGACGAACGTGTCCGCCGCCGCGGTGCCGGTCGAGAGCTTCTGACCGATGATGATCGCCGAGTACGGAAGGATCGACGGCCCCTGGTCGGCCTGCGAGGCGTCGAACTCGATCGCCACAAACGGGGCTCGCAGCGTGGACGGGACGAGATTGAAGCTGACCATGGGCTACCTCGTGGTGAGCGGCGCGACCGGCTCGGCCCCGGTGGGAGCGCCAATGCGGACGACCGAGCCATCACGCAGGCGTCGATTCCAGTAGACGTCGTCGTCCGGGACGTCTTCGCCTTCATCCCTCAGCGTGCGCGTGCGGTCGTTGGGGAACCTGACCGTGCTGCCGGGGGCGGGCTTGACCTTCATGACCGTACCGGGATCACGCGCCCCGGAACGTGTCAAGGCCGCTGGTTGAACTGGTCGTCCACCGTGTTGTCGTCGCCGGCACCCGCGATCTGCGTGGTCGCGTTGGTGCGCAGGAACTCGTCGGTCGGAACGGTGGCTCCTGGGATCTGGAAGTACGTCGCGGCGTAGGTCAGCACCACGCGCCCGATCAGCGGGTCCGCGCCGCCATCGGCCAGGATCGTCGTCTCGGTGCCCTGCAGCAGCACGCCCTGGCCGCCGGCGGCGCCGCCGAGAAACCGATCAGAAGCCATCGCGCTCTCGATCTGCTCGGCCAGGTCGTCCATCGCGTCGTCCCCGGGCACCGCCGATGTGTTGACGACCCAGCCGGCAATCTTCAGCTCGAGATCGTGCTTCTCCTCGATTCCTTCGTGCTCCCAGTCGACGGTATCGGACTCGGTGTAGATGCCGATCGACGGCAGCTGCGTGTGCTTGATCGGGTTCGTGCGCGATGCCTCGACGCGCGCGCCCGCTGCGGTCGTGCCTGACAGGAGCGCCTTCGCGGCTTGGCGGATCAGCTTGCGAGGGTGGGCCATCAGAGCACCTTCTGCAGCGCCAACAAGATCGCCCCCAGCCCGGCCGGCCGGCGCTCGGCCACGCTGTAGTTGGACCCGTTGATCGTCAGGATCGGATCGTCGAACTCTGGATCGACCGGCAGATCGGCCAGGCGCAGAAACACGGTCGGCGCCGCGGTCTCGACACCGGCCTCGCTGTCACCCTGCGCTCGCAGGTACGGCTGGTCGAAGATGCCGCTGACCGTGACGGGCGGTCCGCTCGCTGGGCGGTAGATGATCTGCATCGCTACCCCAGCAGATCGATCACGATTCGGTCCATGTCCGCAACAAGCGCGGCGAACCCGGTCGGCTCGGTCGCTGGGCTCGCGCTCGACCCCGTTGCCGTCGAGGTCCCCGCGGACGCCCCAGCGCCTTTGACCAGAGCCGAGCCAACACCGGCGCCGCCGCCGGCACCGGTGGCGGACCCTGCAGATGCACCGGGAGGTGCGCCGAGCGCGGTCGACGACCCGGCGGACGAGCCTGTGCCCGTGGCGAGCTCGGCGCCCACCGCCGCGGCGCCGCTGGACCCGGACGCCGATCCGGTTCCGGTGGCGCGCGATCCGCCGACAGCCGCAGCAGTCGAGGTGCCAGCGGCAGATCCGGTTGCGACGCCCAGCGCGGCGCCCACCGCGGCCGCAGTCGAGGAGCCTGCTGCTGTACCGGTGCCCGACGTCACGCCGCCCGAGGTCGCTGCCGCCGTGCTGGTACCCGCCGATGTCCCTGTTCCGGTCGCCAGCGCCTGACCGGTGGCTGCCGCCGTGCTCGAGCCGGCCGCTGACCCGGTCCCGGTGTCGAGCGACTGGCCGACAGCCGCCGCCGTTGACGTGCCGGCCGCCGCGCCCGCGCTGGTCTCGATCACCAGCAGGAAGTCGGTCTGTCCGGCGCTGTTGGTCCCGGGCGTGGTGAATGCCCGCGTCCCGGTGTTGGAGAACGTTCCGATCGCCGTGAACGACGCGTTCGTCGGGTCGAACCACCTCGCCGTCGCGGTGCCCGCGAGCTTCGTCATGTCGACCGTGATCGTCCCGCTGTGAGCCGGCGGGACGTACGCGAGCAGCAGGTCGCCCTCCGACGTGCACGCCGCCGCCACGAAGTCCGTGCTCTGAGGACTCGCGGTCCCGCCGCCGGCGGTGACGATCGTCCCCATTCCGCCGAGCCCGGACGGCTTCAGGCGATGCCACGGCTTGGATTTCCAAAGCGCAAACTGGCGGACGGCATCGTTGCGCGCCGTCGTCGAGAGCAGCGTGGTGTAGTCGGTTCCGGGCGAACCGTTGTCGAAGCGCCAGAGCTGCTCGTGGCCGTAGAAGCACCCGGCGATTCCGCTCAGCACCGCCCAGTAGAGGTAGCGCCGGAACGGTGTCGAGCCGCCGAACAGGCTCCCCTCGTAGAAGTACTCGCCGAGGAACGTCGGGATCGCCGGGGTGTGAGCGTACCCTCGGCGCGCGAGCTCGGCCGTCGAGTCGTCCGCGTAGCAGAGGTTGAGATCGAAGTTGCCGGCCGAGAGCACGGTGTCGGTCGAGATGCACGGGCGGTCCCAATGCGCGGTGAACAGCGTCGATTGCTGCCCGGCGACCGACTTCATCCCGTCCATCACGTTGTTGACGGCGTTCTGCTGCGGCGTCGACAGCGACTGGCCTCCGCTGCCGTAGTCGCCGCCCATCGTCCAGATCAGGTTCGGGTAGTTTTTCCAGCGCGACGCGAGCCAGGCGCCGTAGTTCCAGAGCTTGCTCTTCGTCGGGTTCGCGAACGAGAACCCCGTGAAGCCGCCGGCGCCGGTGACAGCGTCGATGACCACCATCTCAGTCAACCAACCTTCGTCGTTGACATGAAATCCGAGGTACGCGACCCAGGGAAACACCAGGATGTTGTGCGCGAGGCACGCGTCGAGAATGACCTCGACGTTTTGCCAATAGCTGTTGTTGATGAACGTCCAGTCCGGACACTGCGTGCTGATCGAAGAGTAGTTGTCGCTCGCGAACTGCCCCTGCGTTCCCGCCGCGCCCGTCGTCCCGTTGGGCGACCCGGTGTACGTCGTGCCGTCGAGCCTCTGCGTGAACGGCAACAGGCCAGTGCGCTCCTTCGGCGACTTGACCAGCGTGTAGTGGTGCTCGACCACGTTCATCATCACGGCGTTGAAGCCCTGGCTCACCAGCGTATCGAGGTACGCGTTGATTCCGGACGCGCCGGTGAGCGGGATGTCGACGGCCAACGACCACGTGGTGTCGGCGCAGATCAGGAACGGCGTGCCGTCGCTCTGCTTCAGGAAGCGACCGTCGCTCGAGACCGTGAGCGGGAAGATGCTCGTGCTCGGCGACGAGCCTGCAGCGCTCGAGGTTCCCGCCGACGTTCCCGTGCCTGTCGCGAGCGCTCCGCCGACACCGGCCGCGCTCGAGGATCCCGCAGCCGAGCCGACGCCCGGCGGGATCCCTACGGCTGCAGCGGTGGAAGCGCCATCCGATGATCCGGATCCGCTCGTGCCGCTAGGCGGAGGACCAAACGGCGCCGGCGACCGCCTCGGTGGCAGCGCCGGATCTGGGCGGAACAGTGCCACCCGACCTCAGATTTCCTCGACGTCCACCGACCCATCGACGGTGATCGACGCCGCAGGCGCCTTGCCGAACCGCACGCAGATGCGATTCTGTCCGGCGTCACAGCGCTTCTGTTGCTTCTCCGTAAACACCTCGTAGAACGGGTTGCGGATGTTCCACCCCCCGGTGTAGAGCACGGCCGCAGTTCCCGCGGTCGCCTGAGTGGTGTTGTTGGTCGTGGCGGTGAACGACGCGGCTGCGTCGTGTCCATCATTCGACGTCAACGTGGTGCCCGCCGACGCCGCGGCACCGCCTGACCCGGTGGTGGTGTTGCCGCGCACGATCGTGATCGGGATGTTGTCCTCGTTGGCGTCGCCGAACTTGAGACGCTGCTCGAGACGCAGACCCAGGATCCTGATCGGAATGTTGGTCGCCGGCACGATCTCGAACGCATCGACCGCTGCGGTGATGGCGACGTTGCTGAAGCTGACCGTGTATACGCGACCCATGGTGGTCCTTTCACATCTCGTAGAGGGCCCGATGCATGCGCGAGGTGGGGACGTCGGAGGCCGCGATCGCCGGCTCCGCGAAGATCCCGATGCAGCTCACATGCGTGTCGGTGCCCGTGGTTGCGGTGAACGTCGCGGCGACATTGCCGGTCGCGGTGACCCGCTTGTCCTCGGGCCTTCCGAGTGAGTCGGCGGTGCTCCACACGCCGGTTCTCGAGGTGAACCCGGTGCCCGCCGTCGGGGTCGTGTTGCCCGAGGTGTCGATGCAGAACCCCCAGACCAGCGCGGGCTGGCTGGTCGCGTTGGCGTTGCCCGAGCTGACCGCGTCCGTGCCGGTCCCCGGGCTGTCGTTCTCGGCCCTCGTCCCATTGACGAATGGGCTGCTCGTCGCGACGCCGGAGTACTCGGCCACGTAGATTCCGCGGAACCTCGTCGACGCGGAGAACGTGGCGGTGAACGTCGTCGCGCCGCCCTTGCAGTTCGCCGCGAAGTAGAACGCGCAACGCTGGGCATCGATCGACACGATGTCCGTGCCGATCTGCGTGAAGGTGTTGTGCGAACCGAGGTTGTCGGAGAGCGCGATCGATGACGTGTCCGCGGAGTCGCCCATCAGTGCGAACACCAGAAGGTTGCCCGCGGTCGGGGTGAGCGTGACGGTGATCGTCGTCGCGGTTGACGCGCTGTCGTTCGCGTTTTGTTGCACGAACGCGAACGCCATCGGCTAGCTCTCGGTGATCGCGGTACCCGTCGCGAGCTGGGGCGTGACGCCGGTGGTGACCGAGATCGTCGGCGAGATGCCACCGGAGTACAGGATCTTTCCGGTACCGCTCGTCGACGCGCCCGCGATGAAGAAGTTCGCGGTCCCGCCTGTGCCTGCGGTCATCGCGCCGAACGTGATCGTCGCGGCCGGTGACACGCTGTTCGCGGTGACCGTGTGGCCGCCGCTCGAGCGCGCAACCGCGACCCTGCCGTATCCGGTGTAGCTGATCTCGCTCGAGGTCTGGTTGCCGCTGGCCGTCGGGTCTGCGGTTTGGAGGCCGTAGAAGATGCTCCCCGCGGTCGCGCTCGGCAGGATTCCGGTGGCGTCACCGACGAGCGCGATACCGATGTTCTGGAAGATCAGCTTGAGCCAGTCCGAGGCGAATGTGGATCCCTTGGCCATGGCGCTACACCCTTTCCTGGCGCAGGACTTCGCTGAGCGCGAGCTCGCGAACCCGCTCCCAGTCCTCGCGGTGGAGGTAGCCGGCGGACAGGAACGCCGGCTGCCCGTTGCTCGCCTTCCCCACCGCCTTGTCGAGGTACTCGTACACCACGCCGATCTCCTTGACCGCCTCGGCGCTCATCTCGCCGAGCGCCTTGATCGCGCCGGGGAACACCGACGGGAACTCGTCGAACGGGACCACCTCGTGCGAGGTCAGGACCTTGCGCTGCACGATGTCGAACGCGAGCCGAACCATCTCCTCGGGGTTGAGCCGGCCCACACGCCAGCCCTTGAGGTCGTGCATGTGGACGGCGTGCGCCTCGCGGGCCTGCCGGTGGTGATGCATGTCGTGCTCATGCATCGGGCCGATGTATCCGGTGACGATTCTGGGCTCCATGATGCCTCTCCCGAGCTACGCGACGTTGACGGCCGCGCTGATGTTTTCGAGGCGCACGGTTCCCGTCGTGTCGCCGCTCAGCGCTGCGAGGACAGCGGCTGCTGCGCGGCGCGCGGTTGCCGACTGCGCCGTGGTGAAGTTGCCGTTGGCGCTGTCGAAATAGAGCACCTGGCCCTCCACCCACGCGGTGCCAGCTGTCTTCGGCATCAGCTGAAACACGCCCTTGGTGGCGCCGTTGAACCGGACGCCGGCAGCCGCCGTGACCATCGGGACCACGACAAGCGAGCTGATCAGGACGGGAACGTCGACCGTCACGCCGCCGCTCGGCGCCGTGAACTCGAGGACGTCTCCCTGTTGAAGGTACTTTTGCGACATGACGTTGTCCTCCTAGGCTCCGGCGTTGGTGATGGCACCGCGGAAGTCGATGGCGGCGACGCCGTAGTCCATGCGGACCTTCCAGCGGATGCCGTCGAAGTCGAACCCCTGCTGTTGATCCATGAACGGCTGGGCCTGTCCGTCGACGTACGCGACTTCGATGGTCGGCGCGACGCCGGGGTCGGCGAACAGGTAGCGCCGCGTCCCGGTGAGCCGAGCGGTCGCGATGATCTTGTTGAACACGCCGGCGACCTTGTTGGGCACCCACGGGTTCTTCGTCGAGAGCGCGTCGAAGTCGTACTGGCCGTTGTTGATCTGCTTCGCGATGCCCTCGAGCTCGACGGGCACGAGCAGGATCGTCGGGTACAGCGCAAGGATCTCGTTCTTCGACACGTCCTTCTGGCGCGCCATCGCGACGCGGTCGAGATCGATCGCGGTCGAACCGATCGCGGCGCCGGTCGTGACGTTGAAGTGTGCGGTGTTGTCGAACAGCGCGACGCCATCGCTGAGGAGCGGACCCAGGCCCGCGTTCTGCGCGAGCAGCGCGTACACGTCGAGCTCCTGCGTGAGCGCCGCGGCGCGGCCGAACATCGACGCGAGGGTGTCGAACGCCCCCATGTCGTCGTTGATGATCGCCTGTCGGCTGATCCCGATCAGGTTGCCCTTCGTGCTCGCGATCAGCGTCTGCCGCTCGGCATCCGGGATCGACTTGGCGACGAACTCGCCCTGCTCGTTCAGCGCCGACAGCGAGCCGAACGTGCCGAGCCGGTAGCGCTTGTTGATCCGGAAGTCGGACACGCTGCCGACCTTGCAGAACTGCCGCCACGTATCCGGCGTGATCGCGTACTGCGCGAGCAGCGTCTTGTAGAGGATGTTCTCGAGGATGATCGGGAAGTCGCTCGTGGTCGCCGTAGGGGACCGCATGTTGAGCGCTGCGCCGGCCATCGTCTGCCGGTCCATGCCGCGCGTGCGCGTGCCGGACCGCTCGAGGCACTCGCGCGCCATGTCGAGCAGCGACATCCCGCGGAACTCGCCCGAGTCGGCCTCGAAAGTCCAGCCGCGGAACATCCGCGGCTTGGCCTTGAGCGCGGCGTCGAGCGTGTCGGCGACGCCCGCGCGCTCGATCAGCCACGCTGTCATGCCGCGCTCGAGCTTGTCGCGCTGGTCCTGGCCCGGCTGGATCCGCGGGTCGGCGCGGTCGAACGGAATCGGACCGCCCTGCTCCGGCGGCGACGCGGCCAACGCGTCGATCGCTGCTGCGCGGTAGGCCTCGAGCGTCGTGCCGCCCGCGATCGCCGCGTCGATCTCGGCCTGAGGACGGCGAAGCGCCAGGCCGGCGCGCTGGATCCCCAGGATGCGCTGCTCGATGGCACGGACGTGCTCGGCGCTCGGCGCCGCGGCAGCCGCGGGCGCCGCGGGGGCGGCCGGCGCTGCCGGCGGTGTCGGAGTCACGGGATCAGGCATCGTTCGCTCCTCGGAGATGAACTCGCAGGCGTTGAGAGTGTTGGCGGATCGCACATGCGAATCGAAGTCGGCCGCCATCGGCGTCAACGACAGTTCGTGCGGCTCCCAGAGCACCGCGCGATAGACCGCCATCTTTGTGGTCTCGTCGTCGGGCATCTTCTTCATCTTGTGGACTCGATAGCCCACGGAGATGTCGCTGAGTGTTCGTTCGTCGACGCGTCGCATGGCGTCCGAGCCGCCAGGTCCGCTGTCGAAGCGCACCGTGGCGCTCCCTGCTCGACCACCATTGTCGAGTTGAGCGTCCTGAACTACACCGAGCATGTCGGCGATGCGCTCGCTGTTGTGGCTGTCGAGGAGCGGAGCGCGACCGCTCTGCAGCCGGCCCATCTGCACGTGCGATGGCTCGAGCGATAGCTCCTCGAGGTAGGGCTCCGTGAAGAAGCCGCCGCGCTGTACCCTGCTGCCCGTTGTCCACGTCACCTGGACGGTGCGCTTCTCCTTGTCCAGAGTCGCCGGCGCGAACATCGCGCGGAACGACAGTGGGCCGACGTCTCTGGTGATGCTGCGCGTTGCCATCCCGGTCACCGGGATCACGTGCGCCGAGCGCTGTCAAGATCAGGCGTCGTAGCTGTCGCCGCTGTCGCTGTCGCCGCCGTCACCGCTGTCGCCGGACCCGTTCGCACTGTCGCCGGCGGCGGTGGCGTCGTCACCGCTCGCGTCTGGCGGCGGCGCAGCCGGCTGCAGGATCCCCTGTGCGTTCGTGCGGCGCGGATCGCTGTCGAGCACAATGCCCGCCGCGTCCAGCAGCTCGTTGTACTCCTCGATCTCCTCGAGCTGCGCGCGCGGGTCATAGCCGAGCTCGCGGATCGCTTGAGCCCACGTCATGAGCCCGTTGCGGATCATGCGGCTGTACGCGAGCGCTTCCTTGTCCGGCTCGAGGATCGACATCGGTGGGCACGACCATTCGGCGGTCGGGACCGATGGCCACCCCTCGATCGCAGCGACGTACTCCATGGCCCAGTTCCACACCCCAGTGCAGAGAAGCGGGAGCAGCATGTGCTCCTGCCACGCGCACACGCTCGCCTTGAGCTCGATCCGCGCCATCCGCGCCGAGCTGTAGTTCACCTGCGAATAGTCGCCGCTGATCGCCTCGGCCGGGATGTCGAGCGAGGCCGCGATCCCGCGCAGCGAGCGCGCCGAGAATGAGCCGTCCTGCGCGCGCGGGGGCTGCGCGAACGTCACCGTCTTGCCCGGCGGCAGGTACGCGATGTGACCGGGCTCGAGCTGGTCGACCGGATCGCCCTTGGAGTCGGTACCAGCACCGCCGAGCTGCGTCGTCCCGTCGCCCGGATCGGTGACGAACGCCGCGAAGCACGCGGCCATCTGCTGCTGCACGAGCTCGGCGTCTTCGAACGCGCGAAAGTCCTGCAGCCGGACGATCGCGCTCGCGAGCCACGGCACGCCGCGGATCTGGCCGGGTCGCTCCATTCGGTAGACGTGCAGCACGCGATCCGCCGGCACGCGCACGCTGTAGAACTGCGTCGTCTGCAGGCGCAGGCCGCCGGGGTGCGAGGTGAACAGCCAGTACGCGGTGCGCCTGCCGAACTTGTCGAACTCGACGCCGTTGTACGTCGGTCCGCCGTCCGGACCGAGGAAGCCGTTGCGGCTGAGGTCGAGGAAGTCGGGCTCGAGCACGTGCAGGCGCATCGGGATCGGCAGCCCGTCGGCGGTCGACGCGGGCTGCTTGACGATTAGCACCTCGCCGCTCTCGGCGATACACTCCATCGCGAGCCGCTGGATCCCGTACCAGTTGAGCCGGCCGTCGTAGTCGACCGCGGTACGGCTCGCCCAGTCGTTCCAGATCGCCAGCGCTGCCTCGCTGCGCGCGCGCGATCGGTCGTTGGGCTTGGCCATGATCCCCCAGCCGACCGTGTTGTTCACGACGGCCGCGATCCCGCGCTTGGCCCACCCGTTGTTCCTGCGCAGGTCGCGCGACAGCTCGCGCAGCGCGGTCAACGCCGGACGGTTCGCGACGTTGGCGTCGCTCGCCGAACGCGACCAACCGCTGGTCCGCCGGCTGCCCTGCGCGGCGTCGAAGTGCCGCTGTATCAGCTGCGTCGTCGCGCGCGCGCGAACGCGCTCGAGGCCCCATCTCGGTGCGATGCCGATCAGCAGCCGATCCCACCACGAGATGCGCAGATCGACGCCGCGGTTAGTCACCGCCGGCGCCGCCATCGAATCCTCCCTCGTTGCCGCCGCTCTGGCGCGGTGGGTTGAATCCGCTCGAGAACGAGGCGTGCCGGAACGCCGGCGCGCCGTTCACCTGGCGCGACATCTCCGCGAGCAACGCACGCATCGCGCCGAGCGACTGGTACGTGACTTCGCGCTCGGGCGGCCCGGCGTACTTGACGGTCAGCACGCCCGATGCGACCGCGAGCTTGAGCTTGTCGATATCGGCCTGCGTCCAGGTTGCCATCAGGCTCACCGGGATCACGCCGTGCGCGAGGTGTCAACGCCGCGCGCCGAAGCGCCCGCTCGTTCCCCACCGGCCGCGGTCCGTCGGCGGCGCCGGAGGTTGCGGAGGTTGCGGTGGTTGCGGCGGCCGCTGCGGTATCGCTTGTGACAGTGCCGTGGGTGCTGGCGGGACTGGCGGCGCGGTGCGCGGCGTCGGCGCCAGCCGATCGATCCCGAGCACCGCGGCCGCGACGCGAGCGAGCACACGAGCATCGAGGTAGTGGTTCTCGCGGTTCGGCAATCGCTCCCATTGCAGGCGGCGCACCTTCGTCTTGCGGTTGACCACGGTCATCAGCTGCTCGGCGGTCAGCTGCCGGAAGAACTCGGCCGGGTGCTCGGGGAAATGGCAGTAGCCGGGCGGCGGGCCGTCCTCGCCGAGCTCGAGCCGAAGCCAGCCGTAGAGCTCGCCCTTGGCGACGTCGACGCCGATCGGCCAGACGCGGTAGCCGCGCTGGATCCGCTTGCCGACGAGCGTGACATCGACCGGCGTCGCTGCCTCGACCAGCGCCCGGTTGCCCGGCACGCCCTTGGTGATCATGACGCGCGAACGATCGTGCTGGCGTCCCCACGCATACACGACCTGGGTGTTGGCGTCGGCGGTCTGCCAACCGCCGTCGACCGCCATCCGAGCGATGGTGAAGATCCGCCCGTCGGCGCCGAAGAACGCACGATCCAGCAGCTCGTCGAGCTTGACCCACGGCGATCCGGCGCCGGTGAGCAGCGCGGTGTCGCCGTGAATCTCGTCGATCAGGATCGACCACGATTCGCGGTTCGCCCCCCAGCCGACCACCTCGGGCACAAGGCGATCCTTCTGCACGTCGACGCCGGCGGTCAGGACGATCACGCCCTCGGGCACGGTACCGATCTGGTACCGCTCGCGGCGCGCGAACAGCCGCTCCCAGTCCGGCGCCTCGCCGCGCTCCTGCCACGTCTCGCCGAGTGTCGTGTTGACGAACGCGCGCAGCTTCTCGACGCCCTCGCGCTTGGCCTGCAAAAACTCGGCAGCGATGTCTCCCCAGCCGACGTTGGGGCCGCTCGAGTACGCCGTCCAGATGTGGAATGACGCGTGCCGGTTGAATTCTCCTTCGGCGCGCCACTCGCCCGCCGCCACGATCGCCTGCCGGTCGTCCTCGGGTATCACACAGCCCTTCGACGAGCACTCGAAGCACGCGAGATCAGGGCGGTCATCGGGCCAGCGCATGACGTGCCCGCGGCCGTCGGGGCGCGGGCGGAACACGAGGAAGTCCATGTGGCCGCACTGCGAGCACGGCACGTAGAATCGACGGCGATCGCCAGCCTCGTAAAGCTGCTCGATTCGGCTCGCGCCGGCCACTTTCGGCGTCGATCCGGCGATTATTTTGCGATTCCAGTACGTCTCGGCCCGCTTTTCGCCCAGCGCGATCGGATCGCCCTCGGCGCCCGCGGAAGGCGGGTAGCGATCGACCTCGTCGAACGCAACCACGCGCCGCGAGATCATCGCGAAGCCCGCGCCGCTGTTGGCGCCGACCAGCGACAGCACGCCGCCCGGGTAGGTCTTGTGGAGCAGGGTGCGCCCGGTCGTCTTGACCGCCGGGCCCTCCATCATGTGCGGCAGCACCTCGCGCAGCATCGGCGAGATCATCTCGCGGCTGTAGATCTCGGCGGTCTCGACCGTCGGCTGCACAACGAGGATCGGGCACGGATCCTCGTCCATGAAGAACGCGATCGCCGAGCCCATGATCTGGGTCCACCCGATCCGCGCCGACTTGATCACGCTCACACGCTCGACCGCGGGGTCGGTGATCGCGTCCATGATGGCGCGCTGGTACGGGCGCGTCCGCCAGCGTCCGGCGTTGGCGTCGCCTGAAGCGAGGCGGTACCTCTGATCTGCCCACTCGGACAGCGAGAGCTTGGGCGGGAGACGCCACGCCGCGCTCCACCCGGCCAGCCAGTCAGGCGTGGCGATCATCGAGCGAAAGCTCCTCGATCGCATCCCGGATCCGACGTTCGATCAGTGGCACCACGCGCGGCGCTATGTCCGGGGCATCCTGTCCGATCAACGTCGGAACGCCGAGCAGCCGCGTCTTGGCCATCGAGATCCGGGCGAACATGGCCGCGCGGATCGCATCGCCATCAACCAGCTGGCCGCGCTTGGCCGCGAGTTCGAGCTCGGCCAGGTCCGCCTGCGCACACTCGCGGCGTGCGGCCGCCTGGGCGCGCACGGCCTGCGAAACGTTGTAGGCCGGCACGCCGTCGGGTAGCTCGGCGAGACGCCCGCGCGGCGCGGCCGCGGTCGGTGCCGGCAACGGATCGTGTGGCGGGCCAGCGGGCGGTGGGACGTTCTGCCGTGCAGACGTCTGGACGTCCGTACGTTGGCGCGTGTTCACCGACCACTCGCGATCGGCGAGCTCGGCGTCGACGATCGTCGGCCGGTTGTGCTCGTCGCGCCCGACGCACCCGACCAGGCGCCCGACCTTGATCGCTAGCGACACCGACTTGACCGAGCAGCCGCGCCGTTTGGCGTAAGCGGTCAGAGTGAGCGGCGGCGGCATGCACCAACCACCTGATCGTTACCCATTACCTCGGGTCAAGGTCACAACCCCAACACCACGAAATCATTATCTACACGAAAGGGGCGCCGTTCCTTACCCGCTCGGCGGGGTGTCGAAGAGGGACCCATGGCCACACCGCCCCTTGGTGGGGCATCACCCCTTCGACTTCCCGATCTCGAGCGGCAGCACGCGCACGAACGTCGCGCCGAACGATGCGCCACCGCGATCGGCGACGCCCTGTGCCTCGCCCTCGTGCAGTAGCGCGTCGACAGGACGCGAGCCCAGCAGTTCGTGGATCGGCAGCCTCGCCTTGCCACGCCGGCGGAAAATACCCTCGTGGCCGCTCGCCATGGTCGCGACGAACGCGCCCTTGAGCAGCGTGCGCTTGCCTCGGTTGACCTCGACGCTCACGCCAGCCTTCGTCTGGTGGTGCGGGTACGCGACCAGCGGCACACGCTCGCCAGAGACGTTGACGGCCCACTCCATGCTCGCGATGTCGCCACCTCGAGGCCGCGCCAGCGTGATGGCGCGCGAGATGTACTTCGTGCGCAGCCGCTTGCGAGCTCGGATGCGCTTGCTGGCCTCGGACCGCATGTCGCGCAGCGCGGTCGCGCCAGCCTTGCGCAGCGCGCGCTTCAGCGCCGACTTGAGCGGACCGGTCTCGAGCGCGGCGAGTTCGCGCTTGTCCCACGTGACCTGGACCGCGACGCTCACTGGCTAGCTCTCGCTCCGATCATGCTGAGCGGCACGATGTCCAGCACGGCCGCGATCTCGCGGATCAGCTCGGTGAGCGCGGCAAGTTGCTCGCCCTTGAGCGTCTGCGCTGCGGCGTACAGCTGGATGCGCAGTACAATCAACTTCTCTTCATCTGTCATCGGCGATCTCCGATCAGGCCGCCGGGGTGCTCGGCGCCGGCGCGGCAGGCGTGTTGGCGGTCACCGCTGCGGCGAGCGCGCCGATGTTGCCCTGCATTGTGGTCGCGAGCGTGCTGAGCTGCGAGGCGATGGAGCTGACCTGCGCGGGATCGGCGGCGTTGGTCGCGAGCGCAGCGATCTGCGCCGACAGACCGTTGAGCAGGGTGATCGCCGACTGATCGACCGTGGTCTCGTTGGTCACGGCGGTGATGAGGGCGGGGATCGCGGTGGCGATCGGGTCGAGAACGTTTGCCATCTGAAGCTCCTGTGCGAGTGTGGTGCGGACGAGGGACCGGATATCGACGAGCATGGCCTCCATCCGGTCGAGTTGGGTTGGGTTGGCCATGCGCGGCAGATCGATCACGCGCGGTGGGCAGCGTCAAGCAGACCGCCTGATCCAGCGATACCTCGACCACCAGCCGGTGAGCGGCCAGATCCAGCGCAGCAGCTGAAATCGAACGTTCACGCAGCGCGGAGGTGCGTAGCGCGACCACCATCGACCGCCGTACGCTGCTACTTCCTCGTCGTCGATCGGTCCGGATTTCCGGCCCGGTATCTCGCCTGGGTCGTAGCTGGCACCGAGCCGCATGCCGAACCACTGCAGCACGAGAAAGTTGAGCACACCGAGCCAGGTCACGGCGACACCGCGCCTTTCTCGAGGATCGGCCACAACGTGGCACGAACGCTCTCGCCAGTGGCGCCAGGGTCATAGTTGTTCCATTCGTCCAAGGCCTGACCGAGCGCTCCTTCCAGCTCGCGGATGCGCGCGATCAGCGCGAGCGTGACCGTGCAGCTGCATTCGTTGCCTGGCGTGCTTTCGATCCTGCGCTCGAGGTCGTCGAGATCGATCTTGCTCATGTTTGCCTTTCTACCGTTGCATACGATTTCCCAGTGCAATCCATTGCACTACCGTCGACGAAACCCTCGTCTCTGGGCGATTTTCAGTGCGAGATCCCTCAGCAGATAGCGGCGATCCTGACGCTCACCGAGGAACCGGACCTGGCCGGCGCGCGCCCAGAACGACAGCGTTGTCGCCGGCACGCCGAGCGCCCGGGCCTCGCGCCAGTTGACCCACCTGCTGTGCGGCGCGGGATCGGGCGGCCGTCCAGGGCAGCGCTTCGTGCTGTGTGCGACCAGGTCTGCCGGCGTGGTCTGCGTGCCGCACGCTGGGCACGTCACCGACGGCTCCCGCATGCCTTCGCGAGCGTGCGCCTGCTTTTCGCCGACGGACATGCGGTGATACGAGCGCTCGGCCATCAGGTTGCCTCCTGCCAAACGCGCGATGGCCGATCCAACGCGGCGTACGTCCCCACGCCGATCGCGTCGTACACGTGCGTGCGCTTGCTCGGCGGCACGAGCTCGAGCCGCGCGCGGAGCTCGGCAGGCACGGCGCCGGCGAGCTCGCGGCTGACCCGCTCGTAGTCGACCGCGCCCTCGTGAGCAGGCGCCATGGCGTGCTGCCAGAGCTTCGCCTCGACGCCGTAGAGCGCGATCCCCAGGCCAACCGCGATCCCGATCAGCGCGCCCCACACGAGCGCTTGGGGCACCACGGCGTTCGTCGTGCCGTGGCAGAGCATTTCCTCTGCGGCGATCGCCCTGCACGCGTGTGCACGCACGACCGCGCGCAGGACGACCGTCAACGCGGCGATGCGCCGCGCGCGATCGAGCACGACCGCGATCCCGGGCGCCGGCGCGGACGTCCAGAGGCCGAGGTCGACAAGCCGCGCCGAGCCCGGACGCACCACCGCCCACCCGCAGTTCGCCAGGCCAGGGTCGATCGCGAGGATGCTCACCGATCGCCTCGGCGCTGGCGATTGAGCTCGGCGATCCGCGTGCGTGCCGATTCGGCGCGCAGGCAACCGCAGGACCTCGTGACACCGCGGACGAGGTTCTGCCCGCGCGTCCGAACGGTGTCGCCGCACGTGCACCGGCAGACCCACAGCGGCATTCCGTTGATCTCGTAGCCGCCATGCTCGACCACGGTGAGCCGACCGAAGACATGGCCGGTCAGATCTGGCGCTGGCTTGCCCACGTGGCTACGCCTTCCTCGCCTTGCGTCCGCGCTTCTTCTTCGGCGCCGGATCGTCGCGCGGGATGACGTCGCCTTCTTCGTTCTCGGCGATGCCCGCGTCGGCCTGCGCCTTCATCGCCTTCGCGATCAGGCCGTCGTCTCGGGGCGGTGCCTCGTCTGCCTCGGTATCCACGCCCTGGCCGATCTCGACGTCGGCCTCGCCGGTTTTCTTGATGATGACTTTCTCCTCGACGTCCTCGAGCTCGAGCTCCACGGCCTCGCCGTTCTTGTCGCGCCACGCGTAGCGCCGAAGCTTGCGAGCGTGCATCGCCGCGAGCAGTGTCTGCTTGCCCAAGCGCAGCTTCTTCGAGAGGGCGCGTCGCTCGGCGAGGACCTCTTCGCAGAGCTCGCTGTAGATCACCGCGGCTTCCTCGACCTCGGGATAGGCGATGTCCTTCCGCTCCAAACCGGGAAGGTGTGGCTGTCGTCTTCCTCGCGGGCTCATCGTGTCCTCCATGCGATGCAGCGGCGCAGGACCTGCTCGGTCGCGTCCTCGGGCCGCGCGTAAAACAAGGCGTGTGGATAGGAATTCTTCGTCACCGTCACGCCGGGCGGTGGATCGAATTCGACTCGGCGGCCGCGCGGCACGCAGATCAGACGCGCGATGCGATACAGACGGGCGAACCACTTCGTCGACGGGTCAAAACGCAGCAGCGCGCAGAACTTTGTGTGTCCGTAGTGCGTGATCGCCTCGTCGACGATCTCGTACGGAGGCTGGATCCAAACGCGCGTCTCGGCGTGCGCTTGGAGTAGGCCACAGCCGGCGAGCGCGTACGTGCCTGGTCGACCGCTCGCAAGCCCGTTGTCGCCGCGCTCGAGCATGCAGGACTCGGAGGCCACGATGTGCGATCGCGGATTGCTGAACGGGTCAAGATCCCACGGGCCAACGATGTCCGCGATCCACTTCGGGGTGCAGTACGTGCCGCGGATCGGATCACTGCTGCCGCCGTTGAGATTCGCTCGCCGTGCCTTCATGACGGCTCCCTTGCCTTGGCGACGAGCTCGCGCGCCTCGACCTGGCGGATGCGCGGCATCGCGAGCTGCAGGTCGAAGTCACACGAGGCGAGGATCCCGATCCGCGCGCTCGCCGCGGATTTTGTCATCGTGCGCAGGGTTTCCTCGTCGTACCCGCACCGATTCTTCAGCAGCGCGCACTGCTTGTACGTCGCGAGACCGAGCCTGCGTCGGAGCTTGTCCGCGATCAGGATCCGCTGCGCCTCGCCGCTGGTGAGCCCTGCTGGGATCCGCTTCAGGCCCAGCGCGTCGAGCTCGGTGCGCTCCGCGACGCTCGCCGGCTCCATCGCCCACGCTTCGGTGAACGGCTCGCCGAGCTGCTCGCCGAAGAATGGGTCGATGTCGCGCGTGAAGTACTGCGCGTTCGCGCCGCGGCGAGCCTCTTCACGCCGCCGCTCGAGCTCGGCAGCGGCCTCGTCAACCAGGCCGTCGAGCTCCTGGGCGTTGTCCTCGAGCATCCTCTCGGCTTCCTTGCGCACGTCGTCGCTGACCTCGCCTGGCGCGAGCGCGTCGATGGGGCCGACGAGCCTGTGCCGACCGGCGTTGCCGACGAAGTCGAGCACCAGCAGATCGCGCTTGCCCTCGAACAGGCGAGTCCCGCGTCCGACCATCTGCGTGTACAGCGCGCGAGACTTCGTCGGGCGCGCGCAAGCGACGCATGCGAGCGATGGCTCGTCGAACCCCTCGGTGAACAGCGCGCAGTTGACCAGGAACTGGAACGCGCCCGCGCGGAAGTCGGCGAGCAGCTCGGTGCGAGCGCGCCTGTCCATCTCGCCGTGCGCCACCCGCGCGGCGCCAGGACGGCGATCGCAGATCGCCTGCGTGAGCGCCATCGAGTGCGCGACGTCGACGCCAAACACGATGGTCCGGCGATCGCCCGCCTGCTCGAGCAGCGGGACAACGACCCCGACGATCGCGCTATCCGTGGCCATGGCCTCCGCGAGCTCGTCCTGCGCGAGGTCGCCTGCGCGAGACTTGATCCCAGAGAGATCGACCTTCTCGAGGAAGATCCGACGCGCCACGATCGGCGCAAGCCAGCGATCGCGGATCGCGTCGCGCAGCTCGTAGCGGTACGCGACCGACGAGAACACTTCGCCGAGCGCCTTGCCGTCGGAGCGATCGGGCGTCGCGGTGACGCCGAGCACCCGAGCCTTGGGGAAGTAGTCGAGGATGTGACGGTAGCTCGCGGCGGGTGCGTGATGCGCTTCGTCGACGACGATGATCTTGAACTCGTTCGGCCGGAACCGGCGAAGCCTCTTGCCCTGCAGCGTTTGCACCGAGGCGACTACGACGCGCTCCTGGCGCGCGCGACGCTCGGCCTTCTCGATCGCGGCCCACACGCCGACGTCGCGGAACTTCGCCTGCGCCTGCTCGAGCAGCTCGGTGCGATGCGCGAGCACGAGGGCCTTGCCTTCGTCGTCGAGCTCGAGCTCCTCGCGCACCAGGTCGGCGAACACGACCGTCTTGCCGGTGCCCGTCGGCAAGACGAGCAGCGTGCGCAGAACGCCGCGCGCCCACTCCGACTTGACGCAGGCCTTCGAGGCGATCTGATACGGCCGCGGTTCTGGTGCAGTGCCGACTTGTTCTGGTTCCGGATCAGGTTCTGCTGAGAACGGCGGGCCGAGCACTCCCTCCGGGGTCCCCCCATTCCCCGCAGCCAAAGCGAGGAGATGGGGGGTGGAGGGGAGGTGCTCACGTTCCTGGTCTTTCTCTCTCTGTAAGAGAGTGGCTTCGGAACGCTGAGAATCATTAGGGAATTTCGTGAAGGTTCTGGAACGTGCGGAACGGCACGTTCCTTCGTTCTGCAGCGTTCCAGAACCTTCGGAACGCTGAAAATCATTGGTTATTGGTTGGCATGACTCCTGATCTACCGGAGTACGTACTGTGGTACCAGGAGACCAAGCGAACAGCGGTCCGAGGTCGCTCAGGGCCAGGTTGCGCGCCGTCATTGCGACACCTGGATCACGAGCTGCCGGCCGGCCTCCGACAGCGTGTAGCCGAGGTCCATCTTGACCACGACGCCTTCGTTCACGAGTTCCCGGATCGCTTCAAGCTTCGAAGCTCGGTTGCCCTTTACTCGCCCGGCGATGTCGTCCTTCGTGCGCGCCGGCCTGACGCGCAGCGAATCGATGAGCCTTTGCCTGATCTCCGCATTCGTCGGCTCTGGCTCCTTTGGAGTCTCGACGCTGACGACAGGATCGGCGCGGCCGCAGTCGCGCCAGCGTCCCCACGCACCCTGATACCTGGCGTCGATATGCGTCTCGACGCCGAAGCGCGCCTTCGCCAGGGTCATCGTCCCGATCCGCTCGTCGCCGTCGTAGTCGTCGGACAGCGTCAGCACGATCATCGCGGCGCCGTCGTACTCGACCGCGCCGGACTCCTTCGCGACCTCGACGAGCTCGTAGGGCTTGAGCTTGCGCGGGCTCCCCATGGCGCGCCCCTTTCCGCGCCCGATCGCCGAGACCGCCAGGATGGCCGCGCCGGTCGTCTCGGCGATGTCGAGCAGCGTCGCTGACGCCTCGGTGGTCGCGAGCCGCAGATCGGGCCGCTGCTGTGTCGTGGCGATCGCGTCGGCGAGCTTCTGCAGATAGTCGACGATCACGAGCGGCGGGGAGCCGTACATGCGCGCGAGCTGCTCGACGCCGGTCCGTAGCTCGCCGAGCGACGGGCGATGCATCATGCGCAGCCGCGAGTACGGCATCGTCGAGACGACCTCGTGCATCGGGATCTCGTTGCGCAGGATTCTGTTCGACGACACGCGCAGCTCGCCAGCCGCGCGTCGCGCGACGAAGTAGCCGGGCTTCATCTCGTACGACACGACGAGCACGGGCACGCCGGCCTGGGCCGAATGCGCGGCGAGCTCGGCGACCCACGATGTTTTCCCGCGCCCAGTACCAGCCGCGAGCGTGTACACCTGCGTGCCCAGCAGACCACCGAATCCGATGGACTCATTGAGCGTCGGGAACGGCGTCGGGTAGATCGGTGCCCTCGACAAGCTCTCGAGCTCGTCGAGGGCGTGACGTACCGTGATCAGCCGAACGCTCGAGCTGGCCTCGCGGTAGCCGCGCTCGAGACGCTGGAGATCCGCGATCGTTTCGGCGAGCAGGTCCGCAGGATCGTCCGCGAAGTTGTACCCGTGCTCTGCTACCGAGCTCGCCTTGAGCATGAGCTCGCGGAGCAGGTGGTGATCGCGGACGATCTGCGCGTACGCAACCACGTTGTCGGCGGTGGGTACCCGGGTGACGAGCTCGCCGAGGAACGCGACGCCGCCGATCGCGTCGAGCTTGCCGGCCTTCACGATCTCGTCCTCGATGGTTACGATGTCGATCGGCTCTCGGCGCGCTTCGAGGTTCCGGATCGCCTGAAACACGACCTTGTGACGGTTGTCGTAGAACTGGTCGACGAACACCGAGCCGAGCTGCGCGAGGACCTCGTTGCGCAGAATGATCCCGCCAAGGATCGACGACTCCGCCTCGATGTTGTGCGGCAGATGGCGCGTCGCTTCCGTGCGACGCGAGCGACCGTTGGCGTGTCCTGCGCTCATGCTTGAGCGTCAGCGCCGCGCGCGGGTGCGTGTTGGGGCTGGGCGGTCCGGCGCGTTGGTCGTCTGCTGCACGAGCTCGGCGGCGACCGACGCGGCCTGGGTCGCGCCACGCCCGAGCTCGCGGATGTGGTCGGCCAGCGCATGCGCCACGGTGCGCCAGCGACCGGCCTCCTTGCGCTCGAGCTCGAGCTCGATGTTCAGGCGCGCAATCTCGTCGTTCAGCTGCAGGTCAGGAAGATCGGGCATGACATGGTCCTTCGAGCGAGCGAATCCCTCGCGACACCGTCGAGAACCGTGTTGTGGTGAGCCAGGCTGGAGTCGAACCAGCAGCGCGTCGGACGAACGGACGACAGACGCAACGACGCGCGTCCCGTGCAGGATCGGAGGTCCAGCTACCGCTCGGCACCTGCCTTGCGGGAGCGGAAGCCGCGACTTACTGGGTTGGCGCAGTGCGAAGTTCGCGGGGTGACGATCACGCGCTTGCCTCGACACCGCGATACAGATCGGCGACGTCGCACTTCAGGATCGAGGCAAAAACCTCCATGTCCTCTGCCGTGATGTCAGTCTTGCCAGACAGCAGACGCCACACGCGGAGCTCGTGCCAACCAGTCTTCTTCGCGATATCGGCGTTCGAAAGCTTGGCCGCTTCGACCCGCTCCTTCACGCGGTGGTGGATCGGCTTGCGTCTTGCCACGAGACTACCACTACAATTTTTGAAGGCTTCGTGCAAGCCGTCATCAGAAAATGAAGTATATGTACGCGATAGCATTAGGCGTGGCCAAGAATCGAAGCTTGCCGCCCCCGCCATCGGTGCCCGCCGACTACGGGCGGTTGCTGACCAACATCCAGAAGGAACTTGGGCTCAGTGATCGACAGCTCTCGAAGCTCGCCGGCTACAAGGCTGGGCCCAAGGACAACACCATGGGTCGCCTTCGTCGAGGTGAGGGAAGCATCCGGCAAGCGATGGCAGTCCGCGACGTGCTGGTTCGGGCCGGCGGTGAAGTGCCACCCGTGCCGATCTCCGGAACAGGCACAAGTGTCGACGCTACAGAGCAGTCGGCATGGCTTCGCGAATGGATCGAGCTCGGCAACCGGCTCCACGAACACGCGAGCGAGGCGCAATTCGAGAAGTACGTGGCCGACCTGCGAGAGCTCGTCGGAGCGCTTGAGAAGGTTGCTCGCCACATGGCCGCGATCGCTCATCCGCTTGCGCGCTGATGCTCTGGCGTTGACGGGTCGTGCGTGTAGTCTATTGCCAATGGACGAACTTCTCCTCGTCGAGTGGGTGGCGTTGGGCGAACGATTGAAGGAGGCCGCGCCGGAGAAGTTCGCCGACGTCATGCAGCGCCTCGAGCAGGTGGTGGAAGCTCAGGAGTTGATCGCCAAGCTCGACGGTCAGCTGTTCCGTTCTCGTACAACCAGGCGATACGAAGCGTGAATTCAGGCCCCTTCATAAATTGAAGACAGAAAGGTTGACATTCTAGCCGTGTCTTCATAAATTGAAGGCATGGACAGTCGCCACCAAACAGCAGAGCAGCCCACCAACCTGCCCTTCCACCTTGCGGTCCTCGCGCAGATCGCCCGCATCGGCCACGCCGAGAACGAGCGATTCGGCGACCGCAAGGTGTTCATCTCCGCCGTGTTCCGCGCGATGGCCAAGGCCGGCCACGACGTCGGCTCGCTCGACGCCTTCAAGGCGCGGCTGATCGTCGCCAACCGCGACGGCCTGCTGCAGCTCGCGCGCGCCGACCTGGTCGGCGCGATGCCGGCGGCCGCGGTCTCGGCCAGCGAGATCCGGTCGCTCGGCGCCGAGTTCCACTTCGTGATCGACCCCGATGCGCGTGACGCCTGGTCGACCAGCGCGACGGTCGGTGCAGCGTGAGCTCGCGCGAGCAGGCCGCGGTCATCGCGGCGTCGGTCCGCGCCCAGCTGGCGGTCGCCTTCGAGCGCGGCGAGTGCACGCTCGACAACCTCGACACCATCGCGCGCACGCTGGGTAACGCGGCCGCGCAGGCCCTCGCGATCGCTGAGGAGGCGCGATGACGCCGGAGCAAATCGCCGCGGCGCTCCGGCGCGCCCGGGAGCTGACAGCCGAGAGCGACGAGCCATTCATCACGCTCGCGGACGTCGTGCTCGAGTACATCGCGGCGCTGGACGACGACAGCGACAAGAGCTTCGACCGACTGGACGCGGCCGGGATGGCGCTGCGGAAGTCGGTCGGCGCGCGTATCCCGACGGCCCCGGACGGACCGAAGCTCGGCGCGCTGCTCGCTGGCCTCAACAAGGACCGCAAGTGACGGCGCCGGCGACCCTCGCGGAGATCGAGACGCCCGTCGATCTCGTGACCGCCGTTGACCAGTTCCGAGCGGTGCTCGAGCTCGCCCTGGTCGCATGCAACCAGGACGCGAGCCGGGCGATCGGCGCGCTGCTCGGCGCGTTCGTCGCGCTCGCCGTGGCGAGTCCTGACCGCGTTGCGATCGCGCACCTCGCCGAGGTCACGCTGGCGCAGGCGCGCCGGCGCTGGCAGGAGAAGCAGCGCCAGGCGGTTCCGTCGTGAAGCGCCAGCTTTCGCCGGCGCTCAAGGCAGCGCTGCTGCCCGGTCGGGTCGGCATGGCGGCCGCCCACAAGCTCGCGGCGGCGCGCGTGCGTCCCGCGCTCGTGCTGCGCATTGGCTCCGCGGTGCCGCGGCCGGAGCGCCTGGTCTTCCTGTCGGTCGGCGTGCTGCAGCCGCCGGTCAAGACGGACGGTGCACCTTGACGCCGACGCAGGCATTCGTGCTCGGCGCGATCGCTGGGATCGGGTTCGCGGGCTTCGTGCTCGGTCGTACGTCGCTCGAGCTCCGGCGCTTGCGCCGGTCGCTGCCATCGTTGCCGCTGAGTCCGCGGCCGCTGCCGCCGAACACGCGCCGCCAGCTCGACCGCGCGGCGCGCGCCAACCGGCTCGAGTTGGTCAACCGCAAGCGCAATCCGTCGCGCTGGATCTCGCCGGCTTCTGGTGACTTCGACGCTGAGGACACGCAATGACGGCCTCGAAGCAACGAGAGCTCGCCGACGACGAGTGCGCGACGTCGAGCTCGCCAGACCTGGCAGGCCATCGTATTCGGCGTCCGCCGCGCTACCCGGGCATCGAGGGCGAGGAGCGTGACGGGTACTTCTTCTGGCGCGGCACGTGGAGGCGGATGTGAAGCCGTCGACGTTCTTGCGCGTGATGCTGTGGCTGACCGTCGCCGTCGGGTTGGTGTACGTCTGGATGCTCGGCTCGGCGATCCAGCAGCACAACGACGCCGCCATCACTTGGTGGTCTGTTGGAGTGGTCGGCTGCGCGGTGCTCGCCGTGCACTGGTATCGCTCGAGGAAGATGCTGTGACGGAGCGCTTCGTTCCACCCGAGCCGAACTGCCGACACGTCGACGGCGTGACGTTCACGTTCGTAGCGATCAGCGAGATCTGGATGTGCCCGGCCTGCGTCGCGTCGATCGGCGGGTTGTTCGCATCCTGCACGAGGTGCAGCCGCTCGGTGGCGTCCGGCGCGCAGCTCGTCTCCACCAAGCACGGACGCCTGTGCAACAGCTGCCTGCGCGAGTACCGCGCGGCCCACCGAGGAGCACCGTGACCACGCAACCAGAGAACCAGACCGAGAAGCCAGACCTGAGCAACCTCATTCTCAAGCACGGCGCACACCCCACACGCCAAGACGGCCTGTGCGTCAATGAAGCCGTCGCCTGGTACAGCGGAGAACCCCACAGCGACCGACCGGAGTGCGAGTGCCCGGTGATCGGATCCGTCGCGATCCGTCTCAATGACCGATGGAACGATCAGGATCGGCAGAAGCTGCTCGCGCTGGTCCCGCTGCTCGCCGGCTCTCGCGGCACCACTGTCCTCGCACGCCGACGCGCGTTCTTCATCGTCGATCGCGTGATCCGCTCGGTGCTGCCGTCCTTCTTGCGCGAGCTTCCCGGCAAGCCGCGGCCGGATCTTGCTGACCAGTTCGAGGGGTTGCCGCCCATCGTCGACAGGAAGTCCGCGGAGCAAGCGCGCGATCTAGCGCGCGAGCTGCGCGACGAGGTTCGCAATTCTCTTCGAGCCGCCGCCGCCGACGCCGACGCCGCCGCCGCCGCCGCCGCCGACGCCGACGCCGCCGCCTACGCCTACGCCTACGCCTACGCCGCCGCCGCCGACGCCGCCGCCTACGCCTACGCCTACGCCTACGCCGCCGCCGCCGCCGCCGCCGCCGCCGCCGCCGCCGCCGCCGCCGCCGCCGCCGCCGCCGCCGCCGCCGCCGCCGCCGCCGCCGCCGCCTCGTGGCGAGCGCTCAAGGAGCGCACGCAGGACCGCATGCTCGATGTCGTGCGCGAGGCCATCGCGCTGACCGACGAACCTCCACCGGCTGCCGCGGCGTAGCCGACATGAACCGCGCCGACTTCATGGCTCACGTGCACCAGCTCGCCGAGCAGCTCGGCGCCCGGCTGTACATGCTCGTGGTGAAGCAGTCCGAGCGCGCGCGTGCGCAGGCGCTCGAGCACGCGAAGGACCGGATGCGCGCCGAGCTCGAGGGAACCCATGCCGACGTCGAAGCGGAGACAGGACCTGCTGCAGTGGAAGCGAAGCGAGCACCTCGCGCGGCGAATCGTGCGGCGCTTCCTGAAGGCGGTAGAGGCCGCGGACATGGCGCTGCTCGAGCTGGGCGCGCCGGAGATCGAGAGCCTGGTGACGATGATCGCGCTGGCGATCGGCCAGGCGCGGATCGCGGCGCCCGCAAGCCGCGCGGGCAGCAGCGCTGCTCGAAGTGCGAGCAGGTCGGCCACAACGCCAAGACGTGCAGCAAGCGCGACGCGCTCGACGCGCTCGACGCGCTCGACGCGCTCGACGCGCTCGACGAAGAGGGCGATGTAGACGATGGCGCGCCAAGCCGGGCGACCGCGCAGAGCCCCCCTACTCGCTCCGACCGCTTCGCTCGCATCGAAGCGGCTGCCGCCTCGCGCCGCTCGGCCGGCGCGCGAACCGCCGCCAGGGTGGAGCGTGGAGGAGGACCGCCGCGAGGAGATGCTGGCGCTGTCGGAGCTGGTCGCGCTCAGGAAGTGCAGCTGACGCCAGGTCTGCCTACGCCGATTGCCACCTTCGACCTGTGAGGAATTGATGTCCCGCTACACGATACGATATCGACGCGACGGCGACGGCTGGTGGTACGAGGTCCGCGACCCGAAGCGCGTGCTCGTGCGTGGGGCGTGGCGCGCCGGCGAGAAGCGGTACGCGCGCGAAGAAGCGCGGCGGGTGCGCGAGAACCACCAGCGCCAGCAAGCCGAGGCCGCGTAGCCATGGCGTCGACTGCATTTGGCCGCGCGAGGCGGGAGCGAGTCGATCGCCAGTACGGCGAGCTCCGCTCCCACTCTCCCGATGAACTTCAGGCATGCGTCGCGCGCGCCTCGGCGATCGGCTTCAACCACCGTCTCGCATCGCGCATGACCGACGTCGAGGTCCTCGCGCTGGTCGCGGATATCGAGCAATCGCTGGTCGAGTGCGCGCTGCGCAACCGCAACGGAGGCAGGTAGCCATGGCCGGCCAGCCGCAGAACCCGAACGCGCCTCGCAACGGCGACAACGCCGCGACGGGGCACTGGCGCCAGTACGTCACCAGCGACACGCTGCAGGCCGTCGACCTGAAGGGCCGCAACCTGGTCGTGGTGATCGAGCGAGTCGTTCGCGCGCAGATGACCGACCGCGCAGACCCCAAGAAGGCCAAGGGCGTGCTCAACGTGTACTTCCGCGGCTCCCGCAAGCCGCTCGTCGTGAAGGCCGAGCTCGCCGGCGTCATCTCGAAGGTCGTCGGCTCGACCGCGTGCTCGAAGTGGATCGGCGCCGCGATCGAGATCTACCCGACCACGGTGTACGCGTTCGGCCAGAACCACGAGGTCGTGCGCGTCAGCCCGAAGCGTCCGAGCGCGGAACATGCGAAGTCCGCGGGCGCGCGGCCGCCAGAGCCCGAGCCGTCGGACACCGACATGGACCCGGACGAGATCCGCGAGGGCGGTCCGTTCACGGTCGTCGCCGCCGATCTCACGGAGGCCGACAAGCGGGCCATCGAGCTCGCCGAGGCAGAGGAGGCGAAGCGCCGTGGCTGATCAGAAAGCGGAGGCCAAGACGCTGACCCGCGTCGAGCTCGACGCGGTGTCGTGCTCGTGCGGCAAGCTGGGATGCCGCGGGCGTAACCACGGGATCATGGCTCGATGCCACCGCGACGCCGGCCTCGAGGTGATCTGCGTCGCCCGCATTCAGGTCGCGTGGTTGGTGCCGTCGTGACATCCGACGCCGACATTGACGATCTGCTCGGCTCGACGTTCGCGCGCGTCGGCGAGTCGCCCAAGGTCGCCGCCGCAGCCGCCGAACTCGAGCTGCAGATCGCCGCCTCCACGCCGCCCTCTCCCGGGCTCGTCGACCCGCGCACGCTCGAGGTCCGGTTCACGCGCCTCAAGGCCTGGGCGCTCTCCGGTCGGCACTACCTGCAGGCATGCCAGGGAGACATCGACGAGAGCGTCGCGATCCGCATCGGCGCCGCGTTCCATGCCGGCCTGTTCCTCAACCGGCCGTTCCGTCGTTTCCCCGGGAGGCGCGCCGGCAAGGCGTGGGAGCGGTTCGAGCGGCGTGCGCATGACGATGGGGCCGTGGTGCTGATCGACTCGGAGTACGCGAAGACCACCGCGATGATCCGCGCCGTCCAGCAGCACCCGCGCGCGATGGAGCTGCTGTTTGCCGACACGGTGACCGAGCGGACGCTGCGCTGGACGCGCGGCGATCGCGCGTGCCGGAGCACGCCGGACGCGGTCCACGTCAAGGCCGAGCACCAGGCCGAGCTCAAGAGCACGCGGTGCGCGGAGCCGCGATGGCTGGCGCGCGAGGCGCTGCGCCGCTTCTACCACGCGCAGATGTCCTTCTACGACCAGCCGATCGAGCGCGAGCTCGGGCGCCGGCCGGGCGAGGACCGGATCGTCGCGGTCGAGAACGTGCCGC